TCATGTCTTCTCCTCGAAACGTGCCACGAGCTGGCGCTGGGCGTCCCAATCCACCGGCAGCGGGTTGTGCTGAAACCACCACAGCGTCATGCTCCGCGGCTGCCGACCGGCCAGCAGCCGTGCAATGATGTCGGGCGCCAGCAAAGTCAGCCGCATCAGTTCATTGACGGCCGTCGGGTGCAGTCCCTCTGCCCGCGCGATGGCCGCGCCGCTCTTCATCACGGCTGCGTCCACCAGACGCTGCCAGTAAAAGCCCCGCGCCAGCGCCTGCAGCAAGGTCGTGTCGTGGGTTGCACGGTCATCTGCGACGACCCGCCGCGCGCCACGGCGCCGGAATGCCACCGGCACAAACGTCTCTAGTGCGCCGGTCATGCCTCCACCTCCAGCATTTCCGCACCGATCTCACCGGGCACGAACTCGCGGATCAGCGCGTCCCACCCCACTTCCCGCCACTTCACCTTGATCCCCTGGAGTTCCACGTCATGTACGAGGTCGACACGCTCGATCATCAGGTTGGCGATGCGATGCCGCTCGGCGGGGAAGAGCCGCTCCCACACGTCATCGAGCCGGCCCATCGCCATCACAGTCGACGCTTCATCGACCTTGGCACCGTTGCGCTGGATGTGCTGCACCACCGCTGCCACTGCCTCGGGGCTGGTCAACACGGTGCGGATCTGCGCGATCACAGCCCCCTCGATCTCTGGTGCCGGCAGCCGCTCATAGCGTTTGCCCGGCGCCCCGAAGCGGCTTTCCGACTTCGACACGTAGTAACGGTACTGCCGCCCACCCTTGCGCGAGTAGGTGGGGTACATGCGCTCCCCGGAAGGCGTGTACAGCAGGCCGCGCAGCAGCGCGTCAGTGCGCGACAGGACCTTGGTCTCCGCCGACCGGGCATGGCTGTCCGTGGACAGTACGGCATGAACCCGCTGCCACAACTGGGCATCGATGATGGCCGGATGCGTGCCCGGATACCAGCTTCCCTTGTGCGACAGCTCACCCAGGTAGATGCGGTTGCGCAGCAGCTTGGACAGGTACTTCTTGTCGATGCTGGCCCCGTAGCGGGCGCGGCCATCCTGCGTGGTCCACGCCTTGGTCGTGATGCCTTCGGCGGTGAGGCGCGCAGCGATCTGCGTGGGCGACCCGATGGTCAGCATCTCCTCGAAGATTCGCCGCACCACCGTCGCCTCGGCCTCGTTGATGACCAACTGACGGTCGCGGACGTCGTAGCCCAGAGGCGGCACGCCGCCCATCCATAGCCCCTTGCGCTTGGCCGCCGCGATCTTGTCGCGGATCCGCTCGCCGGTGACCTCGCGCTCGAACTGCGCGAAGGACAGCAGCACGTTGAGCATCAGCCTGCCCATCGACGTCGTGGTGTTGAACTGCTGCGTCACCGACACGAACGACACGTCGTGGCGCTCGAACACCTCGACCATCTTGGAGAAGTCGGCCAGGCTGCGGGTCAGACGGTCGATCTTGTAGACCACGACGATGTCGATGCGTCCGCGCTCGATGTCCGCCAGCAGGCGCCGCAGGCCGGGCCGGTCGGTGTTGCCGCCGGAGAAGCCAGGGTCGTCATAGTCGTCGGCCGCCGAGATCCAGCCTTCGGAGCGCTGGCTGGCGATGAAGGCATGCCCCGCCTCCTTCTGCGCATCGATGGAGTTGAATTCCTGGTCCAGCCGCTCGTCGGTGGAGACGCGGCAGTACACCGCGCAGCGTTTGCGCGGCTTGGTGGAGGCGATCTGTGCGGCGCCGGTCATCGTGCTCCTCCCTTGGTCAGGCCAAAGAACAGCGGGCCAGACCAGTGTGTGCCGGTAATGTGCCGCGCCAGGGCGGTCAGGCTCTTGAAGGGCTTGCCTTCATATTCAAAGCTACCCTCGGCGGTGACGACGGCCTGATGTTCGCGCCCGCCCCATTCGCGCGAGATGACCGTGCCAGGGACGAAGTGCAGTTCGCGCGACTGCGCACGCTTGGGAATCTTCGAGTGCGAGGCACCGATACGCTCCAGACGTTCGCGCGTGACAGGCGACAACCCGCCGAAGGCTTCCTCCTGCAGCTTGTAGGCGATGCGCGATTCGATGAAATCCCGGTTCGGCTTGGCCGGACGGTAGTCGAAGTACCGATCCCACAGCTTCCAGAGCTCGGGCATGGGGGCACGGCCCAGTTCGGCGATGCGGGCAGCGATGGAGGTTGGGTTGGCGTTCATCACAACGTCTCTCGTTGATAGGGAGTTGCATGTACGCGCTGGTCGGGCACAAAGCCAAGTCCAACCTCGTTCTCCGCAGCCGGTGGCGCAACGAGTGTGCGGACGATGGCGGAAGCCAGGATGCTTGTGATCTCGGCGGCGCGCTCGCCGGCCGAGAGTCGGGAAGGGCAGGGTAGTTCGATGGACTTCATGACAGCTTCGGGGAATGAAACGGCCATGGATGGTGGACCGGATCGTCCGAAGCGGATAGCAAAGGAGGGTAATGAGCCGCACCAGTGGCGCCCGACCAATACAACAACGGGCGCCAACATCAGGGGCGATGGTGCTACGGTAAAACCCTTCCTCGATTCCATTGCGCCCACTAAGCAGGCGCTCATTCCCCATTGATCAGGGGGGGCGATTCGTGATCGGCTCAATTACCTATCAGATCGCGCCTTGGCTAATACAGCTGAAATCCATCCAGCCAGTGCAATAACTCTTGACCCGTTCGCTTTCGCAGGTCGAGGGCATCAGCTTCGCCCAACGCCCACGATTTCCAGGCGATGAATCGCTTGTCGGCATGCTCGTCGGCAGTCAGGCGAGCCTCTACTTCGGCGACTAGGCCCCTGAGCCGTTCTGCCCGATCCCTTCCGTTCACCGCCGAGTTCAGCAGATCCTCCCGCTGCTTCTTCAATGCCGCTGCCGCCGCCGCAATTTCTTGTCGCTTTCGTTCTTCCGCTTCCCTTGCTTTTCGAGCCGCGTCCACTCGGCGCCGGGTCAAATCGTGATATCGCCAGTCGATCCAATCACGAAACCGCCGCTCCTTCTCGGACAGAAGCATCAACGTCATCGACTTGACGAACGGCATGTCAAAGCTCGTGAAGGTGTAGACACCTTTATCCGGTTCGCCATTGCGACTGTCGGATTCGAACCGAATCTGAAATGGTCCGCTAATTGCTGTCTTGTCCTTGAGTGGCAATCGCCCATTCCTGGTCGTGAGCCCCACCTCAAAGCCCTTGCTGTATTGCCCGCAGGCCACACGCAATTGGATGTGCCGTGTGCCGCTGGAACTCGGCTTGAAGCCCAGGTCGGTCCACCACCAGAGCAACAGGCTCAAACCGGAGAGCAGGCGGCGCCCCTCCGGACTGACGAACTCAGGCTTCCGCTCCCAACTGTAAGTCAACACGAGCTGTGCGCGTCGCTCGTCCTCGACCATGAGCTTCTCGACTGCCGGATGCGTTCCCCGCGCCGATTTCGGCAAAGCTACGCAGTCAATCAATTCCTCATATCGACGCAAAGTCTGCTCGATGCTCTGCTTGAAAGCAGGCATTGGCGGGATGGGGGTATCCAGATCATCCGGATCAACTTTAGGGATTAGATCGGTGACTGCATCATGGTCTTCTTCGATCTGTTCGGCTACGGAGTAGGTCAGCGCAGGTTTGACATAGCGCCGCTTACCGCTTCCTCCAGCGGCGAGGCTGGCCCAATAGCCGGGCATTGGCGCGGGCACATTGAGTTGCCTGCACATTTTGCCGATCATCACGTCGGACACACCGAGTTCCTTGGCGAGCTGTGTCCTCGGTTTGCTCCAAACGAGGTCATAGAGCTGTCTTCGTCCGATACCCAGCAACTTGTTCATTCGGAGCGCTCCTGTAGGTGGAGCCTCAACGATAGCAACAGAAGGTGATGCCAGTCATGGGCGAGCCATTCGGAAATGGCTTGTGACGCGATACCTCGACACTCACAGATCCGGCTTAGCACTGCCTACCGCACTCAGCGACCAGCCGCCTAAGGATGCTCAATCAAGCAACGTCTCCGCTTCCGCAACCTCGTCCTCCAGTGGCTCCTCGACGCTAGGCAGGTGCAGCTGCCACGCGTGCGCGCCCTTGACCTTCACCAGATAGTCGCGCCACGGCGAGGCTTTGGAGAACAGGTTCGCCGGCGTCGCGCAGCCCGTGTCCTCCATCAGCTTCTTGGTGTTCACGTGCGGCGTGCCAGTGGCGTAGGCGTCCACCAGGCGCTGCAACACGGCGATCTTGGCCTTGCCCGTGACGCGCCAGGGCGCGCGGCCGGGAACGGACAGCAGGGCCGCATACCCGTCCGCCGACACCTTCAGGCTGATGGCGGTACCGCCCATGGCCGCCTGGTGGCCGTGCCGGTACAGCACCTTCAAACGCGCGAGATCAACGGCCGTGCTCGACTGGGCGGGCGAGAGGATGTCCTGGACCGGCACCACCACGTTCGTGCCCGCAAACGGAAACGGCGCTGTCGACGTGGTCAGCACAATGCCGGGCACGGCGCGCGGGCGCAGCCGCAGCGCGGCATCGACCCGGGCGTATTGGCGCTCGCTGGCCATGCGGGCGGCGAAATACAGCGCGACGGGCGAGCCATCGACATCGAGTTCGCCAAGGAACACCGGCTCGTCGTCGAGGTGCCGGCCCCTCACACCCTGCAGCGTGCTGCCGAGCGCGGTGATGATCTCCTCGCGCAGCCAGTTCAGGTGGACTTTCCAGCGCCGCGCATGCTTGGCGGGCAGCATCACGTCGTCCCCGGTCAGGGGATCGCGGTAGCGCACGAAATTCGCATCAGCGCAGCGCTCAAGCGGCACCGCACTGCGCATGCCATCGGCCAGCTCGACCACCTTCTGCGTGATCCGGTCGCCTTCGGTGAGGATGCCCTCGTCCTCGAAGCGCTCGATGTCGATGCCCAACTGGGCAAGCGCAAAACCATCCATCGGACTGGTGGCGCACTCCAGCAATCGGGCAACCTGGCCGACCAGGTCTGGGTCCTCCATGCCGGATCCGGGGTTGAGCGGCTTGAGCACACCCAGCGCTTCGAGCAACTGCGTGCCGGCGAGCCGCAGACGCAGGTCGCGCTCGCTCTGCAGGCTGCAGCGCCCCGGCTCGGCCAGCACAATGGACAGCGGCGTTTCCGTGGTTTCCCCCGCGAACACCAGATCCGCCACCAGGGTGACGCCCAGGATGGCCGCCGGCTGCGAGAAGGGGTGGTTGCCCCACAGCTCGCCCAGCACATCATGCAGTTCCGCACCGCTGTCGAGATGCACGGTCACTGCATCGCTGGCGTGGCCGAGCAGTGCGCGCGCTTCGGCCAGATACAGGCGCTCGACCTTGACGCCATCCAGGCGCGGCTTCACCCCCTTCAAGGGTTGGGCGAATCGGGACAGGTCGTAGCGCGAGCGGTTGAGCGGCCGGCTGGACAGCGGCACCTTGAATCCGTGCGCGGACAGCACGTTGGCTAGCGGTGCGCGGGTGGACAGCGTGTGCGCGTACACCTCGACGACCTTGCGGCCGGGCGCGTAGAGCAGCGTAGCGTCGCGGGCCGGGAAATAGCAAAAGCTGCGGCGGTTCCGGTTGACGACCTGCACCGCCGTGACCTGCTCGCCAGCGAAGCGCACCACCAGGCAGTGCGCAACCGATGCCTCGCCATCGTCCTGCTCATCCGCCAGCGCGACGTGCACGACCTCGCACGGCTCGGCCAGCCGCATCGCCCGCGTGAGCTCTGCCTCCAGCTCCCGCTTCACCTTGTCATTCCAAAGGAAGGGCGGCGGATCGTCGCACGGCACATCGAAGGCGTCGTAGAGCCGCTTGTTGCCCCGGATGTCAGCGGTGTTCAAGATCGATTCGGCGATCTCGAACAGACGTGCGGTCGCGTCGGAATGCGCGCGCATCCAGACCGCGCGCCCGAATTCGCCACCGGGCTGCGACAGGAAGGTGGCGAACAGATCGGCGTCGTTCAGCTGGTCCGCCACGCTGGTAAGGATGGCTGAGCCCCGCGACGACGAGAGACGCACGATGCGCAGTGCCTCCCGCTCCGCGGGCTCGCGCTGCTCGCGACGCAGGTGCCGGATGTGCTCCAGCAGCGCCCCCGCGAGTGCGGATTCCTCTTGTGACCAGTCGAATCCGCGGCTCAGTGCCTCGCACTCGGCCAGGCCGCTGAACACCCGCAGCACGGCAACCGGCGCGTGTTCGATGAGATCGAGCAGATTGCTCGCGTTGGTCAGGATCTTCCTGGCCATGTGTGGCTCCCCGTTCTTGTTTTTGGTGTGGCATCCGGCAGTGCCGGCGTCAGTACCCCATATCGAGCGCCTGAGCCTGCTCGGCCAATGTCTCCAGCGCCTCGCGGCGCTGCGCGTCCAGGCGCTTCTTGTAGTCGATGACATCCCGGTAACGCACACGGCGATGCGTGCCGATCTTGTGGAACGGGATGTCGCCTTTCTCCAGCATCTGCACAAGAAATGGGCGGGACACCCCGAGCATCTGAGCGGCCTCCTGGGTGGTGAGTTCCGCATGCACCGGCACGACGGACACCGCGCAACCCTTTTCGATCTGGTCCAGCACGTCCTGCAGCAGCTGCAGCGCTGCCGCCGGCATCTGCACGCTCCGCACGCGCCCGCTGCCGTCGCGGAAGTCCACCTGGCGGACGATGGCACCGGCCTCGAACACGGTAGCCAGCGCGCGGCGGGCCTCCCGCGCCAACGCCACGTCCTCTTCGGAGGGCAGCACTCTGGTGATGGAAGAGACGTTCATGGGGGCGCGCTCGTATCGGCAAATTCGGGAAGGGACGCGATTCTATTCGAAACAAACGAAATCGAAATAAGCGAAACGCAAGCCGAATCCTATACGGCACAAGGCTTTGCGGCTTGCGCGCTGTCCGCGAGTCCGATCTGGGAACTCGTCAAAACCCAAAATTCGCTCGCCCAAGCCCAAGGCGTCGGGCAATGAAATAGAGCCTCTTTCAACAAGAGGACTCTCTTCATGGCAATTCTTTCCTCACCTGTTCAATTGGGTCGCCACACCCGCCGGCACGAGGCACCGGCCCTGTGCGTGCCGCGCTGGACGAGACCGAACTCGCCAAGCGCTGGGGGCTGTCGGTCAAGACGCTGCAGCGCTGGCGTCAGGACCAGCTTGGCCCCGTCTTCTGCAAGCTCGGCTCCCGCGTCACCTACCTGATCTCCGAAATCGAAGCCTTCGAGCGGCGCGTCTCGCGCAATTCGACGTCGGTTCGCGCGTATCACTGAGGAGGCCGCCATGACCAATCTGACCCTGCTGCCGGCCGACATCGCCGGGATGTCCGTGGCCGACCTGGCCAAACTCTCGCCCAAGCGAAAGCACGAGCTCGACGCCCACCTCGATGCGGCCATCGCGTGGCTCAAGACCGCCCGCGCCAAGCTCGATGCCGCGCTGGAGCTGTGCTACGGCGATCAGGCCCGCGAGGCGCTGCGCGCATCCGAGCGTGACTTCGGTACTGTCCACATTGCCGATGGTCCGCTGCGGATCAAGTTCGAGCTGCCCAAGAAGGTCAGCTGGAGCCAGAAGCAACTGACCGAAATCGCTGGGCGCATCGTTGCGGCCGGCGAGCAGCCCGAGGCTTACCTCGACATCAAGCTGACGGTGCCGGAGTCGCGCTACAACAACTGGCCACCCGCGCTGCGGCAGCAGTTCGCCGACGCGCGCACGGCGGAGCCGGGCAAGCCTTCGTTCACGCTGACCCTGGATGAGGTGGCAGCATGAGCCGGCTCCCCATCGTCAGCGCCCAAGCACGCATGGCCGAGCGCCGAGGCGTGAAGCTGCTGCTGCTCGGCAAGAGCGGCATCGGCAAGACCACGCGCCTGAAGGACCTCGATCCGGCCACCACGCTGTTCATCGACGTCGAAGCCGGTGACCTGTCGGTGGCCGACTGGCCGGGCGACACCATTCGTCCCGCGTCCTGGCCGGAGACCCGAGACTTCTTCGCGTTCCTCGCGGGTCCCGACCAGTCGCTGCCGCCGCAGAGCGCGTTCTCGCAGGCGCACTACGACCACGTGGTCGAGAAGTACGGCGATCCCGCGCAGCTCGAGCGCTACCAGACCTTCTTTGTCGACTCGATCACGCAACTGTCGCGCCAGTGCTTTGCGTGGTGCAAGACGCAGCCGGGGGCGACCAGCGACCGCTCGGGCAAGCCTGACGTGCGCGCGGCCTACGGCCTGCTCGGCCAGGAAATGGTCGGGGCGCTCACGCACCTGCAGCACGCCCGCGGCAAGAACGTGGTTTTCGTCGCGATCCTCGACGAGCGGCTCGACGACTTCAACCGCAAGGTCTTCGTGCCCCAGATCGAGGGCAGCAAGACCGGGCTGGAGCTGCCCGGCATCGTGGACGAGGTCGTGACGCTCGCCGAGATCAAGGCCGAGGACGGCAGCAGCTACCGCGCCTTCGTCACCCAGACCGTCAATCCGTTCGGCTTTCCCGCCAAGGACCGCAGTGGCCGGCTCGACCTGCTGGAGCCGCCGCACCTGGGCGCGCTGATCGCCAAGTGCGCGGGCGCCGGCCACCTGGCCACCCACCTGAACGCAACCCCGAACACGACCGAACACGCAGAGCACATCGAATGAATACCGCAATGACCTACAACGCTTGGCAAGACTTCAACGACGCTGACCAGCAGCAAGGTTTCGACCTGATCCCGAAAGGCACGCTGGTGCCGGTGCGCATGATCCTCAAGCCGGGCGGCTATGACGACCCCTCCCAGGGCTGGGTGGGCGGCTACGCGAGCGAGTCGTTCGAGACCGGTTCGGTCTACCTGGCCGCCGAGTTCGTCGTGACCGGTGGCGAGCACGCCAAGCGCAAGCTGTGGAGCAACATCGGCCTGCACTCGCCCAAGGGCGCGACCTGGGGCCAGATGGGGCGCAGCTTCGTGCGTGCGGCGCTCAACAGCGCCCGCAACGTCCACCCGCAGGACAACTCGCCGCAGGCCGCCGCCGCGCGCCGTATCCAGGGTTTCCACGAGCTCGACGGGCTGGAGTTCATCGTCCGCGTCGACATCGAAAAGGATCCCAAGGGCGAGGACCGCAACGTGATCCGGCTCGCCATCGAGCCCGACCACCCGGAATACGCCCGGCTCAAGGGCGTGCCGCCCAAGACCAACCCCGGTGGAGGCACGTCCGGCGCACCCGCGCAGCCTGTGCCGTCCCGTGCCGCGCCCACCGCGCAGCGCGCGCCCGTGACCGCCAAGCCCGCCTGGGCCCAGTGAGGGAGGAATGAAATGCTGGGTCTGCAAACGGCAGGCCCGGGGATTCACGCACGCCGACACCCGTCATGGGGTCGGCGATCCCCGGCGCTTTGTACCCGATTGGGTGTTCTGCTCGCGCCGCTGCCAGGACGCGTTTCACGCGCTGTACGGCAACTGGCGTCGGGCCATGGAGGGACAGCACAGGGAGGGCAGCATGCTTGACGCATCCGACATCGAACGCACGGCCATGCGCACGTGCCTGAAGGCATTCGGCCGGGTGGCCGAAGAGATCGGCTTCACCAAGCCGCTGGCGGCCTACACCGAAGCCGAGGCGCTGCGCGTCATCGACGCCATCGTGACCCGCTACACCGAAGCGATGGTCGAGCACCACGAGACCACCCGCATGCCGCCGGTGCGCGGCAGCGCGGCTGCCAAGGCCACGGCGCGGGATCCGTTCGCCGAGCTCGAAGAGCTGCCGTGGGAGGTAACGGAATCCGCCTTGGTCATCAAGGCCGCTGATGAATCGGAAAGGAAGAATTGATGCAGAAGGATGCAATCTATCAACCGGAGTCGCGCCGGGTGATACAGCGTCGCACCCGCCTGCCCTTGTCCGTCCGGCTATGGAGCCGGGTCGACATGAGTGCTGGCCCGGATGGCTGCTGGCTGTGGCGGGGGAGCGTCAATGCGAAAGGTTATGGGCAAATTCGACGCGAACCAGAAGGCAACGCCATTCGTGGAGTGAAATGCAGCACCCACCGGATGGCGTGGGAGCTGACGTATGGTGCCATCCCGGACGGCCTGCACGTTTGTCATCGCTGCGATAACCCCTGCTGCGTGAATCCTTCGCATCTGTGGCTGGGCACCCACGCCGACAACCTGGCCGACATGAGAGTCAAGGGGCGCGCCGCGCGCGGAGACCGCAGCGGCACCGCTCGCCTGGAAAGCAAGCAGGTGCAAATCATCAAGCGGCTCCTGTATCTCGGCCACTGCAGCGCACTCGAAGTCTCCATCCTGCTCGGCGTGAGTCCCGCCACGGTTGACGCCATCCGAAATCAGAAAACATGGGGCACGTCGATGCTCGACTTTAACCATAGACCGCAATTTCACGAGCAAGTGACGAACCGCATCGATCTGGTTCTGGACGCAGAGCGCAGACAACAGACACCGCGCGACTACCTCGGTGCCTCGCGCCTGGGTGTGGCTTGTGAACGAGCGCTGCAATACGAATATGCCGGCGCGCCGGCGGACCGCGGCAGAGGGTTTTCAGGCCGCATTCTGCGCGTATTCGAAGTGGGTCATGTGCTTGAAGATCTAGCGATCCGCTGGCTTCGCCTGGCGGGATTCGAGTTGCACACGCGCACAGCGAGCGGTGGTCAGTTTGGATTTTCGGCCGCAGGCGGGCGCATCCAGGGGCATGTCGATGGGATATTTGCGAGTGGGCCCGCAGAGCTGGCGCTCGCCTACCCCATGCTCTTCGAGTGCAAGACGATGGCCGACAAACACTGGAGGGCCTGCGTCAAATCCGGCGTGGCCGTGGCCAAGCCCGTTTATGCCGCACAGATGGCGATCTATCAAGCGTATATGGAAGCGAGCGTTGATGGCATCAGTTCGCATCCGGCGCTGTTTGCGGCCATCAACAAAGACACACAAGAACTGTGGTTTGAACTGGTGCCGTTCGACGCGGCGCTGGCCCAGCGCATGTCCGATCGCGCGGTGAAGGTGCTCTGCGCGACTGACGCGGGCGAACTGCTGCCACGCGCGTTCAGCGACCCGACCCACTTCGAATGCCGGATGTGCGCGTGGCAGGACCGTTGCTGGAGGGTGCACGCATGAGCCACGCCAATCAAGCGCGTCCAACCGACACGGGCGAGCCGATGATCGACGCCAAGGAGGCCGCGGCCGCATTGCGGCTGCCGTACTACTGGTTTGCCGATCACGCCATGCGCGCGCGCTACCGGATCCCGCACTACCTGTTGGGGGCTCTGGTGCGCTTCCGCCTGTCCGAGCTCACGGCCTGGTTGTCGAACGCCGCGCTGCAGCCGCGCGAGACGGACCCTGCCGCCGGCATGCCGGGGGAGGGCGCGCAATGATCGACTTCAACGAGATCCCGCTGGTGACCGGCCAACTGGACGCCCAGCGCGACGAGATCCGCGCGGCGCTGCTCGCCCGCCTGGAATTCGTGCTGAGCGTGCTGTTCCCGGCCGGCAAGAAGCGGCGCGGCACGTTCGTGGTCGGCGACATCCTCGGCAGCCCCGGCGACAGCCTGGAAGTGGTGCTCGACGGCGACAAGGCGGGCTTGTGGACGGATCGCGCCACCGGCGACGGCGGCGACATCTTCGACCTCATTGCCGCCTGGGCGGGCCTGCGTGTGTCCACCGACTTCTCGCGGGTGCTCGAACGCGCCTTGCAACTGCTCGGGCAGGCCCGCGCGCAGCCGGTACGGCGCAAGCGCAAGGACCCACCCACGGACGACCTGGGCCCCGCCACGGCCAAGTGGGACTACCTGGACGCCGCCGGCAAGCTGATCGGCGTGGTGTATCGCTACGACCCGCCTGGCCGGGGCAAGGCGTTCCGGCCCTGGGACGCCAAGCGTCGCAAGATGGCGCCGCCCGAGCCGCGCCCGCTCTACAACCAACCAGCGCTGGCGAAAGCCGACCATGTCGTGCTGGTCGAAGGCGAGAAATGCGCCCAGGCCCTGATCGACGCAGGCATTGTCGCGACTACGGCCATGCATGGCGCGAACGCGCCGGTCGAAAAGACCGATTGGTCGCCGCTGGCGGGCAAGACCGTGCTGATCTGGCCCGACCGGGACAAGCCGGGCTGGGAGTATGCCGGCCACGCATCGCAGGCCATCCTGCAGGCGGGCGCGGTGTCGGTGGCCGTCTTGCTGCCGCCCGAAGACAAGCCGGAGGGCTGGGACGCGGCTGATGCCCTCGCCGAAGGGTTCGACGTGAGCGGCTACCTGGCCGTCGGCGCGCGGGTGCCCGTGATGCTGGTGACGGACGCATCCCTGCCGGCGGACCTACTGGATGACGTCGACTGGGAGACCGAGGACGGGCTGGCGACCGCCTTCACGCGCCGCTACGGCGACGACTGGCGGTACTGCTCGCTTTGGGGCAAGTGGCTGGTGTGGACCGGCGTGCGCTGGAATCCCGACCAGCTGCTCTACGTCACCCACCTGGCGCGCGGCATCTGCCGGGCGGCCTCGCTCAAGACGGAAACCGCACGCCAGAAGTCCAAGCTGGCGAGCTCGTCGACCATTGCATCGGTCGAGAAGATCGCCCGCTCGGACCCGAAACACGCGGCCACCGCCGACGAGTGGGATGCCGACGTCTGGGCGCTCAACACCCCAGGCGGCGTGGTCGACCTGCGCACAGGACAGCTGCGCCCCCATCGGCGTGAGGACCGCATGACGAAGGTGACGACGGCGACTCCGCGCGGGCGCAACGGCGAGGGCTGCCCGGCGTGGCTGGCGTTCATCTCCGACATCACCGGCGGCAACACGGACCTGGCGGCCTACCTGCAGCGGGTGGTCGGCTATTGCCTGACCGGGGTGACCAGCGAGCATGCGCTGTTCTTCCTGTACGGCACCGGCGCCAACGGCAAGTCGGTCTTCGTGAACGTGCTGGCCACGATCCTGGGCGACTACGCAGCCAACGCGCCGATGGACACCTTCATGGAGGCGCGCGGCGACCGTCACCCGACCGAACTGGCCGGGCTGCGCGGCTCGCGGCTGGTGTCGTCCATCGAGACCGAGCAGGGCCGTCGCTGGAACGAGTCGAAGGTCAAGGCCATCACCGGCGGCGACAAGGTGTCCGCGCGCTTCATGCGCCAGGACTTCTTCGACTACCTGCCGCAGTTCAAGCTGCTGATCGCCGGCAACCACAAGCCCGCGATCCGCAACGTGGACGAGGCCATGAAGCGACGGCTGCACCTGATCCCGTTCACGGTGACGGTGCCGCCCGAGCGCCGCGACGGCCGGCTCACGGAGAAGCTGCTCAAGGAGCGCGACGGGATCCTGGCGTGGGCCATCGAGGGATGCCTCGCCTGGCAGCGCCAGCGCCTGGATCCGCCCGCCTGCGTGCGGTCGGCCACGGAAGAGTACTTCGACGAGGAGGACGCCATCGGCGACTTCCTCGATGAGGAGGCGCAGTGCCACGCCCAGGCGCGCGTCGCCGTGGCCGACGTGTTCCTGCGCTGGCAGGAGTGGGCGGGCCGGCGCGGCGAGTACGTGGGGACCAGCCGGTGGCTGGCGCAGCAGCTCGCCAACCGCGGCTTCGAGCGCACGCGGCTCAACTACGGCGTCAAGGGCCTCGCCGGCCTCTCGCTCAAGGCCAAGGACTACGGCGGTCGCCTGCCGTATCGGGACGACTGAACACACCGGTGTGACCGAACGTGACCGTCATGAGGATTGTTCTCTTTACGTGCGCGCACGCACGCGTAGAAGTTAATCCGGACGTGGGTCACGTTCGGTCACAACGACCGGACATGACGATTTCCAACACATGAACACGACGATTCTGGCCCTCGACCTGGGCACCAAGACCGGCTGGGCATTGCAGTACCTGGACGGCAGCATCACCAGCGGCACGCAGGATTTCAAGCCGAAGCGGTTTGAAGGCGGCGGTATGCGCTTCCTACGCTTCAAGCGCTGGCTCAACGAGCTGAAGCTCTCCTGCAGCGATATCAACGTGGTGTATTTCGAGGAGGTGCGCCGGCATGCTGGAGTGGACGCGGCGCACATCTATGGCGGTCTGCTCGGACACCTGAGCGCCTGGTGCGAGCACCACAACATTCCGTACATCGGCGTTCCGGTCGGCACGATCAAGAAGCATGCGACCGGCAAGGGCAACGCCAGCAAAGACGAGATCATCGCGTCCGTCAGCAAGCGCGGCCATGAGCCAACCGACGACAACGAAGCCGATGCCCTGGCGATCCTGTACTGGGCGGCCGAGACGCAGGAGGCGTGAGATGAAGATTCCCACACCGACCTACCGTTCCGCGCTGGCCCGCACGCAGCCCGAGGTCACCGACCTCGAAGCGTTCAAGCGGCAGGGCTGGCGGGAGCAGCGGATTCTCGTGGTCAACGAATCCGACGAACGCCTGGACTTCCTCGAACGTGAGCTGGTGCGACGCATCGGTGAGCGGCTGTACGGGGAGGGGTGCAAGCGCCGTGGCTGAGTGGACCAAGGAAGACGTAGCGGCCCGCTTCGAGGACGCCGCCAACACGGGACGGCGCTTGCCGCCCATCCGCGTGCAGGGCTACATCAACAGGTGGCCCGCCATCGTGCGCCGCGAGTGGGAAGCCTTCGCTGCGGACGAGAAGGTCTACCGGCCTTTCCCGCCCAGCCCCCAGGCCATCGACCGCATGCTGGAGACGATGCGGTGGGTGCAGTGGCTGGAGGTCGAACAGCGCCACCTCGTGTGGATGCGGGCCAAGGGCTACGGCTGGCGCGAGATCACGCTGCGCTTCGCCTGCGACCGCACGACGGCTTGGCGGCGCTGGCAACGGGCACTGGAGGTCGTGGCTGGCAGGCTCAACGAGCCGGCACATTGACGGAAAGGAGGGCGACGCTATACTAACAACTGTTAGTAATAGTTAGGAGGCATCATGCCTACCAGCGTCGCCCTCGGCAATCATTTCGAGACATTCATCCGCGACCAGGTGCAAAGCGGCCGGTTCAACAATGTGAGCGAGGTCGTGCGTGCCGGACTTCGCTTGCTCGAAGAGAGTGAGCAGCGTCGTCAGCTTGAACTGCAGGCGTTGCGCGCCGAGATCGCTGCGGGCAAAGCGAGCGGTCCGGCCAAGCCGGCCGATGAGGTGTTTTCCCGTCTTGAGGCCAAGTACAGCGCACAAGCCAGGCGCAAGCAGAACTGATGCGTCTGGCCATTACCCCGCTTGCCGAGCAAGACCTGGAGTCCATCGCTGACTACATCGCACAAGACAACCCGGCACGTGCCGTCACATTCGTCCGTGATCTGCGGGAGCAATGCCAGCGCCTCGTGCTGAACCCGCCCGGCTATCGCTTGCGGCCGGAACTCGGGGACGACATCCGTTCATGCGCCTACGGTCGTTACGTGATTTTCTTTGTCGCCGCCTCGGATGAGGTGATCGTCATCCGCATCCTGCATGGCGCACGTGATCTGCCCGCCGTTTTTCATGCCGATGAGCCATAAGCACCCAAGCGATTCGCCGCAAAGGATCAGCGATATCGAACGGCTACGTGCGTTGTTGCGCCAGGGTGCCGCACCGCCTCCGACGACGCCTGTGGACGCGAATTATTTCGATGCGCTGCGTGAGCGCGTGGTCAAGTTCGCCAACCGTCCAAAGCAGAAAGCAACGTAGGGTAACGCTTCCCGCAAAAGTCCAGGATTTCCGGCATTTGTCCATTTTGCGATGGCGGAGCGGTGCAACAAATCGGGCGGTTTGGGGGTAGTATTCGATATACCGTCCGGATAGCAGCGCAGATTGCAAGGGGTGCCCCCGAGAGAAGGGGTCCTTCCTTCAGAAAGCGCAATACGGGAGGGACAAGCGCAAGGCTTGCCCACCGTCAGGGTGCGCACCGAGGTTCGCACGGTTCGCAGTTCGCACCCTCCATCCGGTTGCACCACCCCATTCCACGCCCGCCCACGGCCCGACCGTCGGCGGGCGTTTTCATTTGCACGCGGCCTGCGCCGGGATCCGTTCCCGCGCGGGCCGTCTTCTTTTGATGGACATCCCTTACTGCATCCCGCCGGACCTCTTGACGCCGTTGCAGGGAGAGTGGCGCCCGTTCCCTGGCGATGCGCGCTATGAGGTTTGCAGCTTGGGCGCTGTGCGCAATGCGCGCAGCGGTCGTGTCCTCAAGCCCTGGCTCGCCGGCTATGGCTACTGGTATGTGCAGCTCGGCGCGAAGGGGCTCAAGACCGGCATCCACCGTTTGGTTGCGCTGACCTTTCTGGGTCCGCCGCCGAGCCGACAGCACGAGGTCGCCCACAACGATGGCAACCGTGCCAACAACATCGTCACCAACTTGCGCTGGGCCACGCACGCCGAGAACGTGGCCGACACATTCCGACATGGTACTGCCAAGGTGCCCGTGTATCGGGGGCAGAACCATCCGCGTGCCACATTGACCGAACCGCAAGTGAGGGAGATTCGCTCTCGGTACTGCGGGCGCCGTGGCGAGCAGGCTCAATTGGCGCGCGAGTATGGAGTCTCGCACTACGTCATCCATCATATTGTCCGAGGAGAGAGTTGGTCGCATCTGAACTGAACCTGCAGTACTGGCCGGTCGAACGGCTGATCGACTACGCCAGGAATCCACGCAGGAACGATCACGCCGTTGACAAGATGGCCGCGGTCATTACAGAGTTCGGGTTCCGAATTCCGGTTGTCGTCAAGAGCACGGGCGAGGTGGTCGACGGCCATCTGCGTCTAAAGGCAGCACGCAAGCTCGGATTGAGCATGGTGCCCGTGGTGCTGGCCGACGAACTGACCGACGCGCAAATCAAAGCGTTTCGCCTGCTCGTTAACCGCTCGGCGACCTGGGCTCAGTGGGACGAAGAACTGCTGGCGTTGGAGCTTGAAGACCTCAAGCTCGCCGACTTCGATCTGGCCCTGACCGGTTTCAATGACGCCGAGATCGATGCGCTGTTGGCCGATGATCTGGACGATGAGGAAGGCGACAGCGAGGCGCGCGGCGAGGAGCCGGATGCAGCGGACGACGTGCCCGACGCCGCTGCGGTGCCGGTGTCCCGGCCCGGCGACGTCTGGCTCCTGGGCGAGCACCGCCTGATCTGCGGTGATGCCACTGACAGCGCGGCGATCGCGGCCGTGATGGCGGGCCAGCAAGCCGTTCTGTGCTTCACCTCGCCTCCCTACGCCAACCAGCGCAACTACACCACCGGCGGTATCGCCGACTGGGACGTGCTGATGCGCGGCGTCTTCGGCAACCTGCCGATGGCGGGCGGCGGCCAGGTGCTCGTCAACCTCGGGCTGGTCCACCGCGACAGCGAGGTCGTCCCATACTGGGACGCCTGGATCGCGTGGATGCGCACGCAGGGCTGGCGGCGCTTCGGCTGGTACGTCTGGGACCAGGGGCCGGGCATGCCGGGCGACTGGATGGGGCGCTTGGCCCCATCCTTCGAATTCGTTTTTCACTTCAACCGCGAGGCCCGGCGGCCGAACAAGACGGTGCCATGCAAGTACGCCGGCCAGGACGAACACCTGCGCCCGGACGGCACGTCGACCTCGATGCGGGGCCGGGACGGCGTTCGTGGGAGTTGGACGCACGAGGGCAAAATCACCCAGGACACCCGCATTCCCGATTCGGTGATCCGCGTGATGCGGCACAAGGGCAAGATCGGCCGCGACATCGACCACCCAGCGGTGTTCCCGGTCGCGCTGCCGGAGTTCGTGATCGAGGCGTATTCGGATGCCGGCGACATCGTGTTCGAACCCTTCGGTGGCAGCGGCACCACCATGCTCGCCGCCCAGCGCGCCGGCCGCCTGTGCCACAGCGTCGAGATCGCACCCGAGTACGTGGACGTCGCGATCAAGCGCTTCCAGCAGAACTTCCCCGAGGCGCCGGTGACGCTGCAGTCGACCGGCCAGACCTTCGCGGCCGTTGCGGCCGAGCGCCTGGCGGGCGAGGAGGTGGTGCAATGACGGCCTCCTGGCTCGCAGGCAAGATCGAGCACTGGCCGATCCAGAGGCTCGCCCCCTACGCCGCCAACGCTCGGACGCACTCCGACGAACAGATCGCGCAGATCGCGGCCAGCATCGTGGAGTTCGGGTTCACCAACCCCATCCTGGCCGGTGGCGACGGCGTCATCGTCGCCGGCCACGGACGCCTCGCCGCTGCCATGAAGCTGGGCCTGCAGGTAGTGCCGGTGGTGGTGCTGGACCACCTGAGTCCGACGCAGCGGCGGGCGCTGGTGATCGCGGACAACCGCATCGCCGAAAACGCGGGTTGGGATGAAGCCGTACTGAGTGCCGAGCTGGCCGCGCTCGACGCGGCGAACTTCGACCTGTCGTTGACGGGTTTCGATGCGGACGCGCTGGCCGATCTGATGGACGGGGAGGAGGGCGACGGCCAGGCGGAGGAGTCTGCACTGCCGGAGGTGCCCGAGGATCCGATCTCTCGCCCAGGCGACGTGTGGGTGTTGGGCAGGCATCGGCTGCTGTGCGGGGACGCGACCGTGGCCGAGAACTACGACAGGCTGTTGCAGGGCGAGCCGGCGGACATGGCGTTCATGGATCCCCCGTACAACGTGAACTACGCCAACACGGCCAAGGACAGGCAGCGCGGCACGAGCCGGGCCATCCTGAACGACAACCTGGGCAGCGGCTTCTACGATTTCCTGCTGGCGGCGCTGAAGCCGACGATTGCCAACTGCCGAGGGGCTATCTACGTGGCGATGTCCTCCAGTGAGCTGGACGTGCTGCAGGCGGCGTTCCGCGAGGCGGGCGGCCGCTGGTCGACGTTCATCATCTGGGCCAAGGACCGCTTCACGCTCGGGCGCTCGGACTACCAGCGGCAATACGAGCCGATCCTGTACGGGTGGGCCGAAGGGGCGCAGCGCCACTGGTGCGGCGACCGCGATCAGGGTGACATCTGGCAGATCAAGAAGCCCGCCCGCAACGACCTGCACCCTACGATGAAGCCGGTGGAACTGGTGGAGCGGGCGATCCGCAATTCGAGCCGGCCGGGCGACGTGGTGCTCGACGCGTTTGGGGGTTCGGGCACCACGCTGATCGCGGCAGAGGAAGCGGCACGCGTGGCACGCTTGATCGAGCTGGATCCCAAGTACGCCGATGTGATCGTGCGCCGGTGGCAGGACTGGACGGGTACTCTCGCGTGCCGGGAGGCGGACGGTGCCGGATTCGATGAGCTGAGATCCGGCAGCATCACGTAAAACGGTTTGCCACGCCAATGGAGATTGCACGCACGAGCCTTGCCGTCGCCTATCGATTTACCGGCAGCCAGCACCCTTACGAATGTACTCATTTGAGTACGCCTGACTAGGGGGTAACAGGCGGCCTCTCCCTGTTCTACAAATGGGAAACAGAGCGCCGGACGACGGACTATTTGTCGCGATCAGTCGATTCTTGGTGGCAACGTGTAGCCGCGCGGGCCACGTAGCTGCCTGAGTCGCTGTCGTATTGGTCTGCTTGCTACCGCGCCGCCGCCGTATTTCGCCATGAACAGCCGCTAGAGCGAATCAGCCACGTGTGCTGCTGCTTCTGGCGATGATGGCCGTTACCGGGAGAGGGAGCTATGTCACTAGGTGCCGCCATTGATGTCGTAACTGGGCTCATATTCTGCTATCTCTTGCTGGGCCTCATCGGTTCCTCGGTGCAGGAGGTTATAGCCGGTTTGATCAACCTAAGGGGCAAGACCCTATTTCAGGGATTGCAGCACATGCTTGATGGCCCGGCGAGCCCGCTCTTCACGCGGGTCACTGCGCACGCGCTGGTTACGCCCGCTTCGGATGGTCGTGAACCGTCCTACGTGTCAGCCGCGAACTTCAGCTTGGCGTTCATCGACAGTTTGCTGAACGGTGCGCCTGGCAATACGATTGCCGGCCTGCAGGCAAGCATAGTGGCCCTACCTGGTGGCAAAGCGAAGCAGGCTCTCAGTGCATTGCTAACGCAGGCCGGCAGCTTCAACCAATTCCAAACGAATGTGGAGCACTGGTTTGACGATGCAATGGACCGCGTCAGCGGCATCTACAAGCGTCGGGCACACAATTTCCTGTTGATCTTCGGCATCGTGATTGCGTTCGGTGGGAACATCGACACCATCGAAATAGCGCAGACACTATGGACCAGCGCCGAGGCGCGCACACAGGTTGTGGCGGCGGCGCAGCAGGCAACCGCAGGAGCAAAGCTCGCCGACAGTTTGGCGGCTGACGCGCCTGCAAAACTGGCCGATTTGCCAATTCCGATTGGCTGGCACGACAAGCCCTCCGGCTCCTTGGCCATATTGGCCAAGATCGTGGGATGCCTGATTACTGCGCTTGCGATTTCCCTGGGCGCACCGTTCTGGTTCGACACGCTTCAGAAATTTCTGAACTTGCGCACTACAGGTCCGCGACCAGCGAAATCCGACTAGGAAAACTGAATCCCCTGAAGGGATTCAGTTCACGGTAGGAAGCAGGTCATCGCGCTTGCCGAGTTCCGGCAAGTCGATAGCCGGAGTCGCTTCCAATTTCAACGAATGGTACACATCGGAGTTCTATCGATCAGGGGGCTTTATGAGGAGAGTATCACCCATTCTGGGGGCGATTCCATCAGCCGTCACCTACAACTGGGAAATATAGCGCGGTGCTTGCCGGGGCACGAAGGTGTTTCCACCATAACGAACGCGCGACAAAGAATTACCCATCAAACGGTATGGAGAGGGAGGGGCAGCCATGCACGAAGCACGTTGTCGGATGGCGCTTGGCGCCATTGCAGTACCGGTGCTATCCGGATTGCTATTTGGGTGCGCAGCCAGCAACAAGGTTACGGGACCCGGTGCACTTCGGCAGACTTGGAGCACCCAGTTCGAGCAATACGGCATCTACGCCGTATTCCCGCCGCGTGCAGACATTCAGGTGGGAGACATCTACCTCACCTGCACCTCGACCATCGAGCAGAAGTTCGATGCGGCCAACGAAACGGCGCGCCGGATGGTCCCGAGTCCTATGTGGGTGGCCTCCGTGCCGGGCATGGTCGATACCGCACAGAAAGACGGCGCTCTGTCCAAACTGTACAAGACCCGCGTGCAGTTGCCGCGAATTGCTGTACCAACGGCTGAGGAGGGCGGCAGCACCCCCGCACCTGTTGCCACATCGGCCATGGTCGCAGCGAGCGCACCGGTAGCAACGCCTGCGCTCAAGACCAAGGCCGGTGGTACGAAGACGCAGCGTGCAGCGCATGACAACGCTGACGGATCAGGCGACACTACGCCCACGGCGTCGCTTTTCCGCGGCCGTCCGCTCTCGATGGCGATGCCGGTATCGTTACCGGAGTTTTTCTCGGTCTCCGGAACCAAAGCGGATGCCGAGGCGATCGTTCCGCTGCCGACAATCTTGGCCCACCTGGGTGTCAATGCAAGCGCCATCGATTCCGTGCAGATCTCCGTGCCATCGGCGGAGTCGTATGGGTTACCTGCTACGAGGATGATGACGGCACTGGCCGACTGGCCGAACGCGGTGGCCCCCGCGCTCGACGACATCGCGAACCTGCGAAGAATCAGCTTGCCGCTTCGGGGTAATAACGGCAAACGATGGTGCCACTTGGGCATGCCGCAGTTCATGGTGGTGACGGAGGTCTTTGCCACGCGCTCCATTGACGTGAGCATGTCGTTTTCCAGCTCGGCCGGCGTGAGCGGAGGAGTTGGGATCAACTTGCCCACCGGCGGCAAGAACGCGGCTGTGTGGGATGCGCTTAGCCAGTACTTCGTCCCGCAGAAGCAGGGCTCGAACGGGAGCGGCAGCAATAGCGGTAGCACAGACGGCAAGGCCGGCGCCAGCACTGTATCCGCCACCCAACCAACCATCGATCAGGCGACTGCTTTCATCAAAGAGCTGAACGCACTGTATTCAAAGATGGGCGGAGACCAGACGCTTTCCTACCCTGGCGCGCAGGTCACGGTCGTGACGGCTAACAATGCAGGCGTCAGCATGAACCGCAAGTTCGAGGTGCCTGTGGTGATTGGGTATCGGGGTATGCCGTTGCCGCTGGAGTTCTTCGACAATACCCCGGGGCTCCTCGCTACACAAAAGTCCCCGAAATCTCCGGCGTCTGGCAAGCCGGAGACGTCTGGCACGGTTGCAGCAGCGTCCGGCCCCGACATCTTTCCTGTTCCGAACACTGCGTTGCTCGAGCAGAAGAAGATCGAAGGCGTCTTGTCCGATAATGCACAAGCGGCACCAAGTTCGCTGCAGCTTGCGGTACCGGTAGAAAAATAGCGGATGAGCACAGTTCAGAGTGCGCGTTTGATGGTGTTGCTCATTGCGTTTTTCTTGAGGTTGGCGTCGTCAATCACGACAACGACATGAACGCGCCGTTCCCACCACAAGCCAAGCGCTGTTCGCAGCCTTCTGCGGGGTCGCCGCTTTCGCGGCCGACCCCGCGCGACATCAGGCGGGCTGGTCGCTTTGCTCATCCGTCGTTTCGATCCGGTAGACGCGCTCGCCACCTACCGGCTTCTCCGAGACGATGGTCAGGCCGAGCCGCTTCTTGAAGGTGCCAGCGAACGCGCCGCGCACGGTGTGGGCTTGCCAGCCGGTGGCCGCGCAGATTTCAGTGATCGTTGCCCCTTCGGGGTGGCGCAGCATCGCGATCACCTGAGCCTGCTTGCTGATTTCGCGCGTGCGTGGGGCTTTCTGTGCGTCCTTCTGCGGCGCCTCAAGGCCCAGCGCGCCATAGCCTCCAGACGCAACGAGCCAGTCGGCGCCGGCAGCGGCAATCAGGGCGCGCTTGGCGAGACCGGCGAGCACCTTCGCGCGTGCGCCGCCTTTGATGTTGTCGGGGAACCATTCGATTTTGCCGCCGGTGTGCTGGATCGCGTAGGCGAGGATCGCGCGCTGTGCCGGGGTCAGTTGAATCTTGGTCATTTGCTGCTCCTTCGAGGTGGTTTGAACGTGACGTGATGAACGCGCTGTTCAGCGAAGAAGCCAAGCGTTATGTGCGCCGAGGGCGCAATCGGGAAGCAGAAAAAGCCAGGATGGAGAACGTATGTCGATACGTCCGTCTTTGAGCTAACCAGTCTGGGTTATTTTTTAGTGAATAAGTGCGGGGCCGAAAACAAATCAGAATCGAAGCGATAAATAATTTCGGCGATTCTTAGAAGTCGCTTTTTCCGGCCACATTCTCAGCTCAAAAAAACGCCCGCGACGGGCGTCCGGGCAATTAAGGCAAGAACGCAGGCGCGCTCTGCAGGGAACCAAACCATTGGGAAGTGACTGATTTCGATCGTCGAATTAAGCTTTTTATGAAATCCGTTGCGTGCCATTAAATAATTTCGAATTCGTGATTTGCAGAATATACATCGGACAGGGATTTTCAATCCTCATTTGAGGTATTTTCGATTGAGCGTTGGCGTTCTCCAGCGCAGCTTCCAGCAGCGGCTTGGGGCTTCCGTCTATACCCCCGCGTCAGTGGTGTCTGATTGTCGGTTCCCAGGGATTCTATAACCGCCCAAGGTGCGGAGAGAGGAAGGGCTCGCACGCCCTAAAAAGAGCGCCGGACATTCAGTTGTCCGGCGCACGGCGCACTGCAATAGCGGGGAAGATGCATCGCGCCGCTTCCCTATTCTCGTCAGGGGCAGCAGACATCTCAATCCATGCCCGCCCCAATATGCGATGCGTTGCAGTAGGTCAGCGGGCAGCCCCGCCGGACGCCCGATGTCAGGCGTTGTGCTCCTCGTCGTCTTAACCGTTCTCGATTTCATCGATGAGGTCCTGCAGGGAGCCCTTCGACCCGCTGCCGTAGTCGCCGAAGAGCGCGGCGGAGATTTGATCCATCCAGCCACGCTTGCCGCCGATGTCGCCTGCGCTCAGCACGCTGCGCGCGTCGTCGATCAGGTTGAGCATCTGTTGCTGGATTTCGCGCAGTTCGTAGGCTGCTTCTTCTCGGGTCAGGGTGCCGATCATCGTTTGCTCCGGTTGAGGTGTCGTGTTGATGGACACATGAACGCGCTGTGCTGCACAGAAGCCAAGCGCTATCTGCAAAAGAACCAGCAAGATTCAGATGGGAATTTCGATTCGCGCCTATGCACGGCATCGGGGCGTGTCCGATGCCGCCGTGCGCAAGGCAATCGCCGCCGGACGCATCACGCCGGAAGCGGACGGCACCATTGATACGGACCGCGCCGACGCCGAATGGGCACGCAACACCGAAGCGCCGCGCAACGGCACGCGCACACCGCCCGTCAGGGCCGCCGTAACGCCGGAAGGGGACAGCCCCCGGACGGCCCGGCATCGTCGCCCACAGGCGGCACGTCGCTGCTGCAGGCCCGCACCGTCAACGAGGTGGTCAAGGCGCAGACCAACAAGGTGCGCCTGGCCCGCCTCAAGGGCGAACTGGTGGACCGCTCGCAGGCCATCGCGCACGTCTTCAAGCTGGCGCGTGCCGAGCGCGATGCATGGCTGAACTGGCCGGCGCGTGTCTCCGCGCAGATGGCCGCAACGCTGGGTGTCGATCCGCACACGATGCACGTCGCGCTGGAGTCCGCCGTGCGTGAACATCTGCAGGAGCTGGGCGAACTGCGCCCGCGCGTGGATTGATGCTGGACGCGGATTACGAAGGCGCCGCCGAGCTCGAGCACGCCTGGCGTGAAGGACTGACGCCGGATCCGCTGCTCACCGTCTCCGAGTGGTCAGACCGCCATCGCATGTTGTCGAGCAAGGCGTCGGCCGAGCCCGGGCGCTGGCGCACCAGCCGCACGCCGTACCTGCGCGCGATCATGGACTGCCTGTCGCCGACCTCGCCCGTCGAAAGGGTGGTCTTCATGAAGGGGGCACAGGTCGGCGGCACCGAGTGCGGTAGTTGCTGGATCGGCTATGTCATCCACCACGCGCCGGGCCCCATGATGGCTGTCTGGCCGACCGTGGAGATGGCCAAGCGCAACTCCAAGCAGCGGATCGACCCGCTGATCGAGGAGTCTGCGGTGCTGGCCGAGCGCATCGCGCCAGCCCGTTCGCGCGACTCGGGCAACACCATCCTGGCCAAGGAATTCCGGGGCGGCGTGCTGGTCATGACCGGCGCCAACAGCGCGGTGGGTTTGCGCTCGATGCCGGTGCGGTACCTGTTTCTCGATGAGGTCGACGGCTACCCGCTGGATGTTGAGGGCGAAGGCGATGCGATCTCGCTGGCCGAAGCCCGGACCCGGACGTTCGCGCGCCGCAAGATCTTCATCGTGTCGACGCCGACGATTGCCGGTGCCAGCACCATCGAACGCGAATACGACGCCTCCGACCAGCGCCGCTACTTCGTGCCATGCCCGCACTGCGACCACCGCCAATGGCTGCGCTTCGAGCAGCTGCGCTGGACCAAGGGGAGCCGGAAACGGCCGCCTATATCTGCGAAGCCTGCTTCGAGCCCATCCATGAGCACCATAAGGCGTGGATGCTGTCGCAGGGCGAATGGCGGGCGATGGTGGAAACGGGCGGCCGTACGGCCGGGTTCCACCTGTCCTCGCTTTACAGCCCGGTGGGCTGGCGCAGCTGGCGCGAGATCGCCGCTGCCTGGGAGAGCGCGGTGAGCAAGGAGAGCGGGTCGGCGGCGGCGATCAAGACCTTCCGCAACACCGAACTGGGCGAGACCTGGGTCGAGGAGGGCGAGGCGCCCGATTGGCAGCGCCTGCTGGAGCGCCGCGAGGACTATCCCATCGGCACCGTGCCGGCGGGCGGCCTGTTGCTCTCGGCTGGCGCCGACGTACAGAAGGACCGCATCGAGGTGTCGATCTGGGCCTTCGGGCGCGGCAAGGAAGCGTGGCTGGTGGAGCATCGCGTGCTGATGGGCGACACCGCCCGCGACGCGGTGTGGAAGCGGCTCGCCGAGTTGGTCGAGGAGCAGTGGACGCACGCCAGTGGCGCAACGATGCCGCTCGCGCGCCTCGCACTCGATACCGGCTTCGCCACGCAGGAAGCCTATGCCTTTGTACGCGCCTGCGGCGACGCCCGTGTGATGGCGGTCAAGGGCACAGCGCGCGGCGCCGCGCTGATCGGCACGCCGACGGCGGTCGACGTCACCCGCAACGGCAAGAAGTTGCGCCGCGGCATCAAGGTCTTCACGGTGGCGGTCGGCATCGCCAAGCTGGAGTTCTACAACAACCTGCGCAAAGCCGCCGACGTGGCAGAGGATGGCTCGACCATCGCGTTCCCGTCCGGGTTTGTGCACCTGCCCAAGATCGATGCGGAGTTCCTGCAGCAGCTGTGCGCCGAGCAACTGATCACCCGCCGTGACCGGAATGGTTTCCCGATCCGCGAATGGCAAAAGATGCGCGAGCGCAACGAAGCGCTCGACTGCTACGTCTACGCGCGCGCGGCCGCCAGCGCGGCGGGTCTCGACCGCTTCGAGGAGCGCCACTGGCGCGAGCTGGAGCGGCAGCTGGGGCTGGCGCCGCCGCCAGACACACCGGCTCCAATCGAATTGAGTTCGCCCACAGATGCCACCCCTCGCGGTGGCATCGCCGTTTCTGGGCCCCGTCCTGGGGTCCGCCAAGCCGGCCGGCGCGTGATCAAGAGCCGCTGGCTGTCGTCCTGAGCACCCCGGTGCTCCTCATCCTGATACCCGGAGTTCATCCCCCATGAGTTTGCAGACTCGCATCGAATCCCTCGTCCTGCGTCTGGCGTCGGAGTTCAAGACCATCCACGACCAGGTGGGCACGCTCGCCCGGCTGTCGACCACCGACAAGACCAGTCTGGTCTCGGCGATCAACGAGCTGCGCGCGCAGTTCGACAAGATCGCCAGCGCCGCGCTGATCGATGACGCCAACGCGGCGGGCACCACGACCACGTTCTCGGCCTCCAAGATCACCGGCCTGCTCGACGCGCTCAAGGCCGACCTGCTGGGCGGCGCCGACGCGGCCTTCGACACGCTCAAGGAGCTGCAGGAGGCGATCCTCAAGGATCAGAGCGGCCTCGCCGCGCTGCTGGCCGCCGTGGACCGCCGTGTGCGCTTCGACGCCGCGCAGGCGCTGACCGCCGACGAGCAGGCCCAGGCCCGCCAGAACATCGGTGCGATAGCCGCCAGTTCCATCGGCGACCCCGAGACGGACTTCGTGCCGGTCTTCGAAGCGGCCCTGACCGGCGCCTGATCCGGCGGCCATGTCGCTGACCGGACACATCGCCGAGCTCGCCGCTGCCATCGCCCAGGAGGTCCGCGCCCGTATCACGGCGGATCACCCGGGCTTGGCCCGCGCCTGGGTCTGCTTTGGCACGGCTGGCGACCAGGCGGTGATCCGGTCGGCATTCAACGTCCAGGGTGTCACGCGCATCGCTACCGGCAAGTACCGCGTGGTCTTCGCCGAACCGATGCCCGACGACAACTACTGCTGGCTGGCCTTTGCCCGCAACGCTGGGCGCCAGTCGTCCATGAAGGCCGCCGCCGCCCGCGTGCGCGCCGAGGCCAAGACCGAGGCGTTTGTGGAGGTCATCTGCACGACCGCCGCCGGAACGCTATCGGACTCGTCTGAATTCAACCTGATGGTTTACCGCTGAATGGCATACACCGAAGCGCAGCTGCAAGCGCTAGAGGCCGCGCTCGCCAAGGGTGAGCGTCGTGTCACCTTCCAAGACAAGACGGTCGAGTACCGCACGGTCGATGAGCTCAAGCTCGCGATCCGCGAGGTCCGGCGCGGCCTGTTCGAGCAGGCCGCCGAAACCGGCCTGTGGCCGGGCGCCCCGCGCCAGATCCGCGTCACGACCGGCAAAGGGTTCTGATGGCCCGAGCTGTATCTCGACCCTCTGGCCAAGCATCTGGCGGCTGGTTCGGCCGGATCCGCAGTCTGTTCGGTCAGGCGCCCGTCCACGAGGCCGCCGGCCGGGGTAGGCGGTCGCTCGCCTGGAGGCCCGGCAATCCGGGCGCAGTGGCGGCGCTGCTCGCCAGTGGCGAGAGCCTGCGCATCAAGAGCAGGGACTTGGTGCGCCGGAACGCCTGGGCGCAGGCCGGCATCGAGGCGTTCGTCGCCAACGCGGTCGGCACCGGCATCAAGCCACAGAGCCTCTCCACCGACGATGCCTTCAAGGCCGCCGTGCAGGCGCTGTGGCGGGACTGGACGGCAGAAGCCGACGCCGCCAGCCAGACTGACTTCTACGGCCTGCAGGCGCTGGCCTGTCGCGCCATGCTTGAAGGTGGCGAATGCCTGATCCGCCTGCGCCCGCGCCGTCCCGAGGATGGCCTGACCGTGCCGCTGCAGCTTCAACTGCTGGAGGCCGAGCATCTGCCGATGACCCTGAACGTCGACCTGCCGCCAACCGCAGGGGCCTCCGGCCCGGGCAACGTGGTGCGCTCGGGGATCGAGTTCGACGGGCTGGGTCGGCGCGTCGCCTACCACCTGTACCGCTCGCATCCGGACGATGGCCGGTTGGCGCCGATGTCGGGGCAGGGCGGGCTCGATACGGTGCGGGTCGACGCGAGCGAGATCATCCACCTGTACCGCGTGCTGCGTCCGGGCCAGATCCGGGGCGAGCCGTGGCTGTCGCGTGCGCTGGTCAAGTTGAACGAGCTCGACCAGTACGACGACGCCGAGCTCGTGCGCAAGAAGACCGCCGCCATGTTCGCGGGATTCGTCACGCGCCAGAGCCCCGAGGACAACCTGATGGGCGAGGGCTTGCCGGACGAGGCTGGCATCTCGCTGGTGGGGCTGGAGCCGGGGACGCTGCAGATTCTGGAGCCGGGCGAGGACATCAAGTTCTCCGATCCGGCCGATGTCGGCGGCTCCTATGGCGAGTTCCTGCGCACGCAGTTCCGCGCGGTGGCCGCAGCCCTGGGCATCACCTACGAGCAGTTGACGGGGACCTGACCGGCGTCAACTACTCGTCCATCCGGGCGGGGCTGCTGGAGTTCCGTCGTCGCTGCGAGATGTTGCAGCACAGCGTGCTGGTGCACCAGATGTGCCGTCCGGTGTGGGCTGCCTGGATGAAGCAGGCGGTGCTCTCCGGCGCTTTGGTCGCCCCCCCCGGCTTCGCGCGTGGCGGAGCGGCTCGCCGCCGTCAGTACCTGCAGGTGAAGTGGATCCCGCAGGGCTGGCAGTGGGTGGACCCCGAGAAGGAGTTCAAGGCGATGCTGCTGGCCATCCGCGCCGGCCTGATGAGCCGCTCGGAAGCGATTTCCACCTTCGGCTACGACGCCGAGGACATCGACCGCGAGATCGCCGCCGACAACGCCCGAGCCGACGAGCTCGGCCTCGTTTTCGATTCCGACCCGCGCCACACCGCCAAGGATGGCGCTCCTGCCGCTTCCCGCGCGGATGCCAACGCAGGCGAGCCCGTCGCCGCCTGAAGGATTTCCATGACCCTGTTGCCTCATCTGGCGACACGCCTGTTTGGCGTGCCGCTGGCGATTGATCGCCCCAAACTTGACGTGATCCTGTCGGTGCTCGGCCCACGCGTGGGCCTGGCCGGCCTGGCGCCGCCGGGCGACTACACGCCGCCCGAACGGAATCCGGTCCGTGGCCATGCCCAGATCGCCGTGATCCCGATCCACGGCACGCTGGTGCGGCGCACCGTGGGCCTGGAGGCTGAGTCGGGGCTGGCCAGCTACACCGCCATCGGCGACCAGCTGGATGCGGCCCTGGCCGACCCCGGTGTGGCGGCCATCCTGCTCGACGTCGACAGCCCCGGCGGCGAGTCGGGCGGCGTCTTCGATCTGGCCGACCGCATTCGCGCCGCCGCCGCCATCAAGCCCGTTTGGGCGGTGGCCAACGACATGGCGTTCTCGGCCGCCTATGCGCTGGCCTGCGCCGCGTCGCGAGTCTTTGTGTCCCGCACCGGTGGCGTCGGCTCGATTGGCGTCATTGCCATGCACGTCGACCAGTCCGTCAAGGACGCAAAGGACGGCGTTCGCTACACGGCGGTGTTTGCCGGCGCCCGCAAGAACGACCTCAACCCACACGAGCCGATCACCGACGAAGCGCAGGCGCAGCTGCAGGCGGAGGTGAGCCGCATCTACAGGCTGTTCGTCGCGACCGTGGCCAGCTATCGCGGGCTGTCGGCCGAGACGGTGACGGCTACCGAGGCGGGGCTGTTCTTCGGACAGGACGCTATTGCCGCCGGTCTGGCCGACGACGTCGGCACGTTCGAGGACGCGCTCGCGCAGCTCGTCGCATCCCTTTCTGTTCCTGCGCCGGTCGCATCCGCGCGCAATCCCTCTCTCAACCTCCAGATGGACTGTTCCATGACCACTCAACCTGATCCCGTTGCTGTCAGCGTGCCAGCTGCGGACGCGATCGGCACCACCGCCCAACCACCGGTTGTTGCTTCGCCGCCGGCAGCCCCCGTCGCCGGCCATACCGACGCCGTGGAGATCGCCCAGCTGTGCACGCTGGCCGGCCGCACCGACCTGATCGCGGGCTTCCTCGAAGCGCGCGCCACGCCCGAGCGCGTGCGCAGCCAACTGCTGGCCGCGCGCGCCGAGGGGTCGCCCGAGATTGCCAGCCGCATCGATCCGCACGCGCAGGCGGTCTCTGCCGATGCCAGCCACCCGGCCTCTCCCCGTAACCCGTTGCTCCAGGCCGTCAAGAAGCGCCTGGGCATCCAGTAACCGAACCACATGGCTGTTCTTCAAGAACCACTGAATCTGGGCGACCTCCTCAAGTACGAGGCGCCCAACTTGTACTCGCGCGAGCGCGTCACCGTGGCCGCCGGCCAGAGCCTGGCGCTCGGCACCGTGCTCGGCATGGTGACCGCCACGGGCAAGGTCAAGCAGCTCGACCCGTCCGCCACCGATGGCAGCCAGTACGCCGCTGGCGTGCTGATGCAGGCGTGCGACACCCACCTGGCCGACCGCGACGACGGCCTGATGGTCGCGCGCCACGCCATCGTCGCGTCCCACGCGCTGCAGTGGCCGGCCGGCATCGCCGCCGTCGAGCAGCACGCCGCGATCTCTCAACTCAAGGCACTGGGTGTCCTGGTGCGCGTCGGAGCCTGATCCACACCATGCAGAATCCATTCGCCAATGCCGCATTTGAGATGGCGTCGATGACGGCCGCCATCAACCTGATCCCGAATCGGTACGGCAAGCTGGAGCAAATGAACCTCTTTGCGCCCAAGCCGGTGCGCACGCGGCAGATCATCGTGGAGCAGCGCGAAGGCGTGCTGACGCTGCTGCCGACGCTGCCGCCAGGTTCGCCCGGCACGGTCGGCACGCGAGGCCGGCGCAACGTGCGCTCGTTCGTCATCCCCCACATCCCGCACGACGACGTGGTGCTGCCCGAAGCGGTCCAGGGCCTGCGCGGCTTCGGCTCGGAGACCGAACTGGAATCGGTGTCGAACGTGATGGCCGAGCGTCTGGAGACGATGCGCAACAAGCACGCCATCACGCTGGAACACTTGAGGATGGGCGCGCTCAAGGGCGAGATCCTCGACGCCGATGGCTCGACCCTCTACAACCTGTTCGAGGAGTTCCGCATCCAGCAGAAGGTGCTGAACTTCGAGTTGGGCGTCGACAAGACCGAGGTCCGGAACAAATGCACGGATGTGCTCGGCATGATCGAGGATTCCCTGCTCGGCGAAGTCATGACCGGCGCGCACTGCCTGTGCTCGACCGATTTCTTCAAGGCGCTGGTCAGCCACAAGAGCGTCAAGGAGGCCTATTCGCGCTGGCGTGAAGGCGTGGTGCTGATCAACGACGTGCGTGCCGGCTTCGAGTTCGGCGGCATCACCTTCGAGGAGTACCGGGGCAAGGCGTCCGACGCGGCCGGCAAGGTGCGCAGCTTCATCGAACCAGGCGAGGCGCACGTCTTCCCGCTGGGCACCATCGACACCTTCAGCACGTACTTCGCGCCGGCCGACTTCAACGAGACGGTCAACACGCTGGGCCAGCCGCTGTACGCCAAGCAGGAGCCGCGCCAGTTCGGCCGGGGCACCGACGTGCACACCCAGTCCAACCCGCTGCCGATGTGTCTGCGGCCGGGCGTGCTGGTCAAGCTGGCGATGGGGTGACCATGGATATCGTGGCAACCCTCTACGAAGCCGCCGCCAATGCGGGTCTCCTGAAGGAGTGCGTTTGGCGGCCGTCCGATGGCAGCCCGCCGCGCACCAACATGGTCGGCTTCGCGGCCCCCGACGAGACACTGCTCGATGGCCTGACAGTCAGCACCGAGTACGTGATGTCCTATCCCGCCAGCATCTTTGCGGGGCTGGGTCCCCGCGAGACGGTCGAGATCGCCGGTGCGGTCTTCCATGTGCGCGATCTGCGCGCGGTCGGCGACGGCTCCGAGATCCGCGCCAAGCTCACCCGCCTGTAACCCCCATGGCAGTCAACTCCGTCCGTGAGCGGATCCTGCTCACGGTGATGGCGGCCGTCCGTGCGCCGGTCCAGGCGGCGGGCGCCACGCTGCATCGGTCGCCCGCCGTCGCCATCGCGCGGGAGCAGTGTCCGGCGCTGGTGGTGTATCCGGAGAGCGATGCCATCGCCAGCCGGGCCAACGACCGGGTCACGCGCGAACTGACCGTGCGGGTGACGGCGCTGGCCCGCGCGGTGCCGCCCGCCGCGCCGGAGACGGCAGCCGATGCGCTGCTGACCGCTGCCCACGCGGCGCTGATGGCCGACGTGAATTGCGGTGGCCTGGCGCTAGGCATCCACGAACTCGATTGCGAGTGGGACGTCGAGGATGCCGACGCCGTGGCTGCCGCGATTCCGGCGCGCTACCGCATTACCTACCGGACCCTGGCCGCCGATCTGGCGACCCCTGCCTGAAGCCCATCTGACTGCTGATTTGCCCGCCAACCGAGGCGGGACTGCAGCGCTTCGAGAGTGCCCGTTCGGGCAGCGCTCACCCCCCCCGTACCCATTTCTGCGTCAAGCAAGGAAATCCCCCAATCATGAGTACCTACGCCTCCTTCCAGGGGCGCGTCTTCCTCGGCAAGCGCGATGCCGCTGGCGTGCCCTACGAGGTGCGCTCGCCCGGCAACGTGGCCGAGCTGAAGCTCTCTCTCAAGACCGACGTGCTGGAGCACTACGAGAGCCAGTCCGGCCAGCGTACGTTGGACCACCGGATGGTCAAGCAGAAGTCGGCCACCCTGAACCTGACCATCGAGGAGTTCACCCGCGACAACCTCGCGCTGGCCCTGTACGGCAACCACGTCACCGGCGATGGTGGCGCGGTCAATGACGAGCCGGTCGGCGCCGCGGAGCCTATGGTGGGCGACCGCTACTTCCTGGCCCACCCGAAGGTGTCGAAGCTGGTGATCAAGGACAGCGGCGCCAAGCCCGCGACGCTGGCCGCCGGTGTCGACTACACCGGCGACCTGGACTTCGGGTCGATCCAGTTCCTGCGCCTGGATGATGGCGGCTCGCCACCGGTGCCCTACGTGAAGCCGTTCAAGGCGAGCTACGCCTATGGCGTCGCCACCGAGATCGGCATCTTTACCCAGCCGCTGCCCGAGCGGTACCTGCGCCTGGAGGGCCTGAACACCGCCCAGGGCAACGCCAAGGTGCTGGTCGAGCTGTACCGGGTGGCATTCGATCCGCTCAAGGAACTGTCGCTCATCTCGGACGAGTACAACAAGTTCGAGATGGAGGGCTCGCTGCTGGCGGATCCGACCAAACCGTTCGACGCGGTCCTTGGCCAATTTGGCAGGATCGTGCAACTGTGAGGGCGGCCATGGACGATCTGGACAAACTCATCCCGCAGCCGGCCGAACTCGCCGTGGGCGGGGAGGCGCTCGCCATCCACCCGCTGAAGGTGGGCCGGCTGCCGGCCTTCCTGCGCGCGATCTCGCCGACGCTGCAGCAGCTCAACGCGCCGTCGATCGACTGGCTCGAGCTCTTCATCGAGCACGGCGACGATCTGCTGCAGGCCGTTGCTATCGCGGTGGACAAGCCCCGTGCGTGGGTCGATGCGCTTGCAGCCGACGAGGCGATCCTGCTGGCGGCCAAGGTAGTCGAGGTGAACGCGGATTTTTTTACCCGGACGGTGCTGCCGAGACTCGACGGGCTCTTCGGCCAAGTGGTGAGGGCAGGGCCGGTGCCGTCTGGTTCGATGCCGTCGGCCGCCTGATCGACCACGGTCACCGCTTACCTGACGTCCTCGACTACACACTGGCTCAGATGCGCGGTTTCTTGGATGCCGTCGTGCGTGCGGAGGCAGCGCGCGACGCCCGGCTGCTGTCGATGATCGCCATCGGCACGCGGGGTGACGCGCACAACCTTGAGCGCACGCTCGACCAGCTCAACGACAAGGCGAACAGCCATGCGGATTTCCGTTCGAATCGATAGCGCTGCGGCGCAGGCCCAGCTGCGCCGCTGGGCGGGGGACTTCCGACCGAAGGTGAAGAAGGCTGTCGCACAAGCCATGGCCAGCGAGGCGGCGGAGCTCAAGCAGGACATGCGCGATCACGTCGCCGGGCAGATGCGGGTGGTCAAGAAGTCCTTCCTCAAGGGCTTCACGGCCAAGGTGTTGGACAAGGATCCGAAGCGCCTGCCGGCGCTCTATGTGGGCTCGCGGGTGCCGTGGTCAGCCATCCACGAACGGGGTGGTGTGATCGGTGGCCGGCTGCTGATTCCGCTGTACGGGCGAGTTGGCCGGAAGCGCTTCAAGGCGCAAATCGCCGAGCTGATGCGGGGCGGTAACGCTTACTTCGTGAAGAACGACAAGGGGAACGTGGTGCTGATGGCCGAGAACATCGGAGAGCACGACCGGCCGCTGGCGGGTTTCAAGCGCCGCTACCGCAAGGCCGAGGGCGTCAAGCGCATCAAGCGTGGCGCCGACGTTCCGATTGCGGTGCTGGTGCCGCGTGTCGTACTCAGGAAGCGGCTCGACATCGAGCAAGTGGTGGCGCGGCGCATTCCGCGCCTGGCCGCTGCCATCGAGGCGCGTGTCCGGCAGTTGGGCTGACCGGCGTGCGCCTCGTGGCGGCAGGCAACCCTTGCCGGTGAATCAGGCGATCAGGTATTTGTCGCGGTTCTTGCCGATCCAGGCGGGTGCACGGCCACGGCCGGTCCACGTGGCGCCAGTCTTGGGGTCGCGGTATTTGGGGACCGGTACCGCCTTGGGACCGCGCTTGCCACCACGCTTCGGTGCCAGGCCGATGTCCTCTGCGGTCAGGCCGTATTCCTGCACGACTTGTCGGACCTGCGCGGTGATCTCGGCCAGCTCTTTCTGGCGGGCGGCTTCGAGTTGTTCTTCGAGCTTGTTCTTTTGAGCAAGCAGGTCTTTGTAGGTTGCCATGTGGTTTCTTCCGGAAAGATCGTTCTTGTGGAAATAACCGGGCCAGCGCTCATGCCTCATATGCAAAAAAGCACGATCAGTCGTGTGGACCCGGACACCGGAATTCTAATGCCACTTTGGCAAATCCGAAGCTGGTTTGTGAGTTGTTGTCGATTTTTTAAAATCGCCGACCGCCCAGCGTGATTTCAGTTGGTATCCAATAGGGAATCCTGCAGCAGTTTTGCCATACGCATTACAACAGGCGGCGGCGCTGAATTCATATAGGAAGCGGCTCGGTTAAGCAGCGCAATCCGCTTTTGCTCGACGGAGTTGCTGAACGTGATCTCCTTCGTTTCTCCGCTCGTCACGCGGCCTTCGGAATCAGCGCGGTTGCGCACCTTGCGTTTGACGAGATGGCGGGTTGTTCGCTCGCCCAAGGTTTCATTGCGCTTATTAACAGGTACGGTTGACTGCTCGGGATGGTTTTCGAGATACCGAGAGACAGAGCTTGCGGCTTGACCATGTTTCATCATACGGGCGTCGACCAGTGGCGCACCATCAAGCACAAGGGTAGCGCCAAGTTCCTCCGTCTGTTGGGCGCGGGACACGTGGTGTGAGGGATCGCCACCATTTCTCAGCGTCTCGTGGAATGCGGCAAACGCGTCGTCCTTGTCATGCATCTTGAGTGCAAGTGACAGGGAGAGTATCCGGCAATCGAAGAAGGACTTCTGAATGTCGACCGGGATGAACGCGCATTTCGCATGCTCTCCGAATTCCATATTCACGTTGTCGGCGTAATCTACGTACGCGTTTTCATCTTTTTCCTTTCGGAGGGGATCGACAACGATCACGCTCGTACCAGAGGCGTCCTTGCGAATATCTGCGGCTCTGGTGTGAGAACCGTCGTCGATAACCGCGCGGTACCGTCCAGGTCGGGCCGACGCAACGAACTCAGCGATGTGTCGCGACCCCGCCATTGGAGGTTGGGTGCGCACCTCCTCGTCTTCGGCCATATCCATATGCAGGGGCACGAGATTGAGTCCCGGATTGCGAGCGTTTTCGGCAACGATCAGCAGCGGCATGATCGCCCGGTCCACGTCCAGAACGCGGAATTGGGCCAACTCTGGATCCATGTTCTGTGCGCTCAGAGCTTGCAGTTTTCCCAGGGCGCCGCTGAGGAATCCCGTGACCTGTGTCCGCAACCGGTCCACGGTTGCTTGCTGGCCAGCCGATGTATGCGTGGGCTGGGGCCTTGCGGCTGTTGCGGGACCAGCACTCCGTGACGAGCTGGCCACCTGGGCCGCAGATGCGGTGGAAGTTCGATCAGCAGGCGATGCCGTGGTGTGCCCGGTCTCGTACCACGTGCGCCCCGGCAAAGGATGATCCACACCCATCCGTTCGAGCGTCGGCCGATTGTCTAGGAGTGGCACATGTTCAGAAGTAGCCGGGGATGGCGGCAGCGAAGTCATGCCAGCTCGGCGGAACATGGTTTGCGCGGAGTCTTCTGGAGAGTCTTGCCGCTGTCTGCGCGCAGGAGGGCTGCCCGGTGCATCATCCGGTGCCCTGCGGCGGCGGCCCAATGGGGTTGTGTCCGCATTCGTCTGCGAGGGGCGCGCGCTAGTGTTGTCTGCCGAATTGGCGGGTACGCCTGCGTTTGCGCTACTGACCTTCATATCGTCTCGAATCGTCGTAGGTATGCGCTACGTTTTGCCGCGCACTAGCACAGGGAGAGCCAAGCAATGCAGCTCCCCATTTCTGCGGGCAGCTTAGGTGAGATCGGGCAACGGCTTTGTGCCGGGCGCGAAGGTTTCGCATTCGGCCCGAAATAGGGATGTCACAACGTATCTCAATCCCGTTGCCCTGAAGAGTGCTGCTAACGGGCTTAGCCGGCCATTTGCCGTGCAAAGACGTTGAACATTGACAAACGAGGCCGCCCGCAAATAACTGACATGCGGGCACGTCCGCAGTCACCAAGTCGGATGCGCAGTGGGCCACTGCTTCCCGCGTCTGACCACACATCACGAGGCCACGCCTCGCCCATTGGCGTGCGGTAGTCACCGCCGCCGCAAGCGCGCTCGCGTCCCAGACCGCACCCATTGACCTGCCGCTGTACTGAAGCACCGCGCTGCGGGCTGGTGCCTGCACGACTGACCTTTTCAGAGGCCAGACCATGAAAACAACCATTACGACCACCCTCGACACGGACAACTACGACCTGCTGGCTGGCCTGGCCGAGCCCACAGCCTGTTCTTCCGCCTATGGCCTTTGTGAGTAGCAGGGACATGGGCGCCTATTACAACGAGATCGATCCGTATGCAGCCGCATGGCTGCGCAACCTGATCGCCGCCGGCCACATCGTGCCGGGCGATGTTGACGAAAGAGACATTCAAGATGTGCGACCCGAAGACCTACGGGGCTACAAGCAGCACCACTTCTTCGCCGGTGTCGGCGTCTGGTCCTTGGCACTGCGCCGCGCAGGCTGGCCAGATGACCGGTCCGTCTGGACCGGCTCCTGTCCGTGCCAGCCTTTCTCCCAGGCAGGCAAAGGACTCGCGTTTGCTGACGAGCGGCACTTGTGGCCAGCCTGGTACCACCTCATCAGCGAGTGCCGACCTGCAGTTGTTCTTGGAGAGCAGGTTGCGAGCAACAACGCGGACACTTGGATCGACCTTGTACAAGATGACATGGAGGCCGTGGGTCACGCCTTCGGGGCGGTCCCGTTTCCGGCTGCGGGCGTCGGTGCCCCGCACATCCGGGACCGGCTCTACTGGGTGGCCTACACCGACGGCTTGCGAAGCCGGCGGTACTCCCGAGCAGTTCGTCGCGCGAAAGCTGAGATCAATCGCGAAGGGAGCGAAGATGGGGGCAAGCCTGACGGATTTGAGCTTGGTCGCACAAATGGCAGGCTGGCCTACTCCCTGCCAGCAGGACGGACCGAAGGGCGGCCCGTCGCAGGGCACCGACCGCCTTCCGGGCTGTGCGTCGTTGGCGGGCTGGCCGACACCAATGGCGGGTACACCGGCGCAGAACGGCAACAACGCTGCGGGCAACAACGACAGCAGCCGGAAGACGGTGGCATTGGTCTCGGGCTGGGCCACGCCGAACGCGAGGGACTGGCACTCGGCCAGCGGCTCGCCCGAGTTCCTGGCGCAGCGAGCGGAACAGACCCGCGGCAAGCCGCTGAGCGAGCAGGCATTCACGTTGCTTCCGGGCCCGGCCCGACAAACGGCCTGTGGCGAGATGCTGACTGGCTCCTGTGCCGGGATGGACGCTGGCGGCCAGTTGAACCCGGCGCATTCCCGCTGGCTCATGGGGCTCCCGCCCGAGTGGGACGCCTGCGCGCCTTTGGTAACGCGATCAACGCAGAAGCGGCGCGTGCCTTCATCGCACACGTGATGGAGTGGCTGTAATCCCCGCCGCTTCGGCCGCTCGCTGCGGTGTTCAATATCGTTTCCAGTAAGAGAAAAAATCGTAGGTGGCAAACCAACGCATCTCCATCCTCGTCGCGCTCGATGGCGCCGACGAGGGGCTCAAACGTGCCATCACCTCTGCCGAGCGCAGCCTCGGTGAATTGGCCGCATCAGCCAAGACCGCAGGCGACAGGGCCGCAGCGGGCATCGCCCAGGTCAAGGCTGGCGTGTCCGTCGTCAGCGAGCAGGTCGCCGCAGCGAGAACGCAGCTGCTCGCCTTCCTCTCGATCAACTGGGTCGCCGGCAAGGTACAGGAGGCCGTTCAGGTCGCCGACGCCTGGAACATGATGGCTGCGCGCCTGAAGCTGGCGACGGCCGGCCAGCGCGAGTTCACGACCGCGCAGACGGCACTGTTCGACATCGCCCAGCGCATCGGCGTGCCGATTCAGGAGACGGCCACGCTGTACGGCAAGCTCCAGCAAGCGGTGCGCATGCTCGGCGGCGAGCAGAAGGAGGCGCTCACCATCACCGAGAGCATCTCGCAGGCGCTGCGCATCTCCGGGGCGTCCGCCAACGAGACGCAATCGGCCCTGCTGCAGTTCGGCCAGGCCCTGGCGGCGGGCGTGCTGCGCGGCGAGGAGTTCAACTCGGTGGTCGAGAACAGCCCCCGGCTCGCGCAGGCCCTGGCCGATGGCCTGAACGTCCCGATCGGCCGGCTGCGCAAGATGGCGGAGGAGGGCAGGCTGACCGCCGACGTGGTGGTCAACGCGCTGCTGTCCCAGAAAGACAAGCTCGCCACCGAATACGCCCAGCTGCCGGCGACGGTCAGTCAGGCGTTCGAGCGGCTGCGCAATGCCTTCGGGCAGTACATCAACCGGATCGACCAGGCCACCGGCTTCACCGCCAAGCTGTCCGAGGCACTGACGTGGATAGCGCAGAACCTCGACATGGTGATGCGCTGGCTCACACGCATCGCCGAGGTTGGCCTCGCCGTGCTCGTCTACCGGCTGCTCCCAGCCCTGATCACCGCGTGGCAGACCGCAGGCGCCGCCGCCATCACGGCAGCGAGCGCCACCTCCGCCGCCTGGGCCACTGCCAACCTGCAGGTGTCGGCCGCCATTGCGAGCGTGGGCGTACTCCGGACCGGCTTCGCCACCCTGGGCGCGTTCCTCGTCGGCTGGGAGATCGGCACGTGGCTGTCGGAGAAGTTCGAGACCGTGCGCCGCGCCGGCATCTTGATGGTCGAGGTGCTGATCCGCTCCGTCGAGGAGTTGCAGTTTCACTGGGAGGTGTTCGCTGCGATCTTCACCTCCGACACCATCGCTGAGGCGACCCAGCGGCACCAGGCACGGCTGGGCGACATGAACCGGATCTTCGCGCAGATGGTCGCCGATGCCGGCCGGGGGACGGATGCGGCCAAGGGCGCCATGAACGCGGCAGCCGGTGCCGCCGAGGAGATCGCCAAGCGTCTGGAGGCGGTGCGCCAGGGCACGCAGGAGGCGGTCGGCCGCGGCGCCGAGGCTGTCCACACGGCCCTGGAGAAACTCAAATCCCGGATCGGCGAGGTCGAGCAGGCGGTCTCCAAGGCGAGCGCCACGGTGAACGACGCCACCGCCAGGATGGCCGAGGCGTACAAGGGACTCGGCTCCATGGTCGAAGCAAACCTGCAGCGCCAGGTCGAGGCGGTCAAGGCGCGCTACCAGCAGGAGCAGGCGGCGCTGGAGCGCTCGGGGCAGGCGCAGGCGGTGCAGATCGCCAAGTCGACCCAACTGCTGGTCGGAGCCCTCACGCAGCAGACGGCGTTGCGCCAGCAGGCCGCGACCGATGCGTTGAAGCTGATCGATGACGAGTCGCGCGCCCGCGTCAACGCCGCCGCGCGTGACGGCAAGACCGAGGCCGAGCGTGCGGCCAACGTGCAGCGGGTCGAGAACGAGATCCTGGCCACGCGCCGGCAGACCCTGACCCAGGCGGCCGCAGAATACCGCCAGCACATCGATGCGCTCAACGCCGAGGCCAACCGGCATCTGGCCGAGGTCCGGCACATCGAGGACGAGAAGCGCCAGCTGTCGATGTCGACCGAGGAGCGCATCCGCGACATCCGCCGCACGGGGCTATCGGACTACGAGGCCCAGGAGGACCGCAAACGCCAGATCGCGGAATACCAAGCCAGTGCGCGTGCAGCCTTGGCCGACGGCGAATTCGACCAGGCCCGCCAGCGCGCCAGCAAGGCCATGGACCTGGCTGCCCAGGTAGCGAGTACGCAATCGAGCGAAGCCAAGCGCGCGGAGGATGCGCGCCGGCAATCCGAGCAGGCTGTCTCGCAGGTGGTCCAACTGGAAGCCCAGGCCAGGGAAGCGACCGGCCGCCGGGAATATGCACAGGCCGAAGCCCTGACGCGGCAGGCGGACGAGCTACGCGCCCGATCGGCACAGCAGGCGGCGAATGCCGACGCCCAGGCCGTGCAGGGCAAGGCCGCCGTCAATGAAGCCATCGGCCGCATCCGGGATTCCGAGACCATCCTCAACCAGACGCTCGATGCGGAGGCCCAGGCGCACCAGCGCGCCGCGCAGTCGGCGGTGTCGGCCCGCCAGGGCATCCAGCAGACGCTGGCGCAGACCGACAGCCAGATCGCCCAGCTGACGGCCAAACTGCAGCAGGGGCTCAAGGTCACCGTTGATGCGGACACCCAGCGCTTCGACAAGGCCATCGCCGACCTCGACAAAGCCCTGGCCGAGCGCGAGCGGCTGGTGGTCATCAAGGCCGATCTGGAGCAGGCCGAGAAAACGTTGCAGGACTACGAGCAGCGCCTGAAGGAAGGCAGGACCTTGCCGGTCGATGCCGACGTGTCCAAGGCCACTGCGGCGTTGGACAGGCTCAACGCTTATGCCAAGGAAACCTCGCAGCTCGAATTGAAGGTTGCCACCGAGAAGGCACAAGCCGCGATTTCCAACGTCAGAAACCAGATCGCGGCCCTGGACCGCATCCAGACCGAGTCAAGCCACCTCGTGGCCAGCAATGTCAACGCCGTGCGCGCCGAGGTCCAGAGCCTGAACGGCATGAACACGTCATCCACCCACACGATTGCCGTGCGCCGGGTCGAGGCGAATGCCGCGGGCGGCGTGGTCGGCGGCGGGGTGCGGCAGTTCGCCGATGGCGGGCCGGTCGCGCCCGCCTTCCCGCGCATGAGCGGCGGTTCGGTGCCGGGCACGGGCGATCAGGACACGGTGCCGCGCACGCTGGACGCCGGGGCCTTCGTGATCCGCAAGGCGGCGGTGCGCAAGTACGGGGCCGGAACGCTCGCGCAGCTCGCCAACGGCGTGGCCCGCTTCGCCACGGGCGGGGCGGTGCTGTTCGGGGGACGTGGCGGCGGCCAGCCGGGCGGCGCCAAGCGCAACCGCGACGTGGTCGAGGCCCGCAAGATGATCGACCTGGGCCTGCAGGGCATGGGCGACTACACGTCCTGGGCGCAGCACCAGGGCGGCGCCTGGGTCAGTTCGGACATGCGCTCGCGCACGATGACGAACTACGGCCGGCAGGCCGAGCGCGACCGGCAGGCGCTCGATGGGCTGGCCGAACGCAAGCAACTGACCACCGCCGAGCGCCAGACCATCGAGCGCATCAAGACCACGTGGCGTCAGGCCATGGCCCAGCCGATGCTGTGGGGCCGGGATCTGGAACGCGACCTGCTCGACTACATGGAGCAGCACCAGGGCGAGTTCTACCGCGACGGCGGTGTGGCGCCTTCCGACACGGTGCCCGCCATGCTGACGCCCGGCGAATACGTCGTGAACCGGCAGGCGGTGGAGCGCCACGGCGTGGCCTTCTTCGATGCCATCAACAACCTGGCGCTGCCGGCACGCGCGCTGGCGAACACCGTCCGGGGCTACGCCACCGGCGGGCTCGTGCAGCCGCTGGCCGGCATGGCGGCCAGGGCGTCGCAAGCGGTGTCGGGCGCCTGGAAGGGTGCCGACCCGGCTGCGGCGCTGTCGCAGGTGCTGGCCACGTCCATGCGTATGCCGGCACCCGCCTACGCGGCAGAGGTGGCGCCAGCTCGCACCATCCGCGTGGAACTGGCCTCTGGCGGCCGGACGGTCGCCGCCACCATCGACGCCCGCGACGAAGCGCGGCTGCTCGAACTCCTCAAAGAAGCCCAATCCCGGGCGCTGTAACTCCGATGCAATTGAAGAACCTGGCGGACAGCGCGGTCCTCGCGCTGCCCGATGACCTGCTATGGGCGGACGAACACGCCTGGACACCCGCCGTGGCGGCGGTGTCGTACCTGCTGACCGGCGCGCTGCTGGTCGAGTCGGCCGCCCGCCAGAAGGGGCGGCCCATCACGCTGGTGGGCGCTGCCGACATGGCCTGGGTGACCCGCGCGACGGTGAGCACGCTGTACGCGTGGGCTGCGACGCCCAGCCTCCAGTTCGAACTGACCCACACCGATGGCCGCGCCTTCACCGTGGCCTTCCGGCATCACGAAACCGCCATCGAGGCCGAACCAGTGACCGGCTTCCCGGCCCGGCGCGACGCCGACTTTTACCGATTGACCCTCCGTCTGATGGAGATCTGAATGCCGATTCTTTCCGGCGACGTGAAGCTGCTGGCTTCCGAGCGCCTGCTCGACACCCCCGACGGCGGTGGTCGCATGACCGGCCACGTCGTGGTCGACGGCCAGTCGAACAACCTGTTCCCCGACATCTCCGAGCTCGACCGCACCTACGGGCGCGTGTCGCTGCGCAAATCCTTTGTCGGGGTGCTGACCGATTCGACCGATTCCTACTACGGCGCCCACGCGATCCTCGCCGAAGCGCCGACCGATCCGCGCGTGTCGGTCACGCTCTTCACCACCAAGTCATGGACCGACCGGCGCGATGCCGCCAAGGACCGCGTCGAGCGGTATCTCGCCCGCGGCGTCAAATGGCCCGGCCAACTGCTGGAACGGCAGCTCACCGGCCAGCGCGCCATCACGCTGCTGTTGAAGCCGTCTGATTCGCTGCCGCGTGTCGGGCAGGCGCTCGTGCTGGTGCAGGACGAAGCCAAGCCGACCGAGACCGAGCAGTATGTGCGGGTCACGCGCATTACCACGACCGAGCGCGAATTCACCGTCAGCGAGGGCGGCGGCACCGTCAAGTTCGCGGCGATCGTCGCGACCTGCGAGATCTCCGATCCGCTGCGCTACGACTTCGAGGGGCGGCGCCGTCCAACCGCGACGACGTCTCGGCCAAGGCCGTGGTGCGCGACACGATCGTCGCCAACGCCGCTGTCTACTACGGCATCGCACCCACCGTGGCCGAGGCGAGGGTGGGGGACCTGCGCGTGCAGGTGCCGGGCCTGTTCGGGCAACTGGTGCCGTCCGCCCAGTCGGAGACGCCGCTGGTGGACCTGAACGCCGCCGGCCAGGCGGTGCCGCTGCTGGAGAGCGGCAGCGGCGTGCTGACCTACACGGCCAACGGCCAGGTCGCCAGCGGCCGCAACCTCTACCTGGGCAACCCGCTGGTGCCGGGCAGCTTGCGCATCGCGGGTGGTGGCTACACGTTCACCGATGCGGCGGGCCAGCTCAAGTCCGGCACGAGCACGATCGGCACGGTCGACTACGCTCGGGGTCTGGTGGCCTTCAAGGACGGCACGCCGGGATACGGCGGGGATTTCCAGGTCAGCTTCCGGCCGGCGGGAGCCCCCACCCGGGTGGCGGATACCGCCGCGATCGGCATCGCCCAGGAGAACCGCGGCTACGCCTACACCATCACGCTGTCGCCGCCGCCCAAGCCGGGGCGCTGATCGTGTCCTACATGGCGCAGGGCAAGTGGTACGACCTGCGCGACCAGGGCGACGGCGCGATCCGGGGGAGCGATTCGTCCTTCGGGGCCGGGACGCTGGACTATGTGACCGGCTCGGTGATCCTCACCACTGGCGCGCTGCCGGACGCCAATACGGCCATCCTCTTCGCCTGGGGGAGTGCGGCCAGCTACTTCAACCGGGTCGCGGCGCCGGTGGAGCCACCCACCGTGCGCCACACCGTGGCCCATCCAGGCATCGCGCCGGGCACCTTGCGTATCACGTGGCCCGACGGCGCGCGCCAGCGCGTGGCCACCGACGACGGGCACGGGGTGATCACGGGAGACGGATCGGGCACCGTGCGCTATGCGCGCGGCGAGTTGGTCTTCCGGCCCGCCGTGCTGCCAGCCGGTGGTGCGGAACTGACTCTCGACTATGAGTGGGGCCCGCCACAGGAAGCGAACTTCGCGCACCCGCTGCGCAACGCCGATGGCACCGTCACGGTCCGGCTGCCGCAGACCGACATCCGCCCGAACACGGTCGAGCTCGAGTTCAACCTGCTGATCGAGAACTACCAGTCGATCTCGGGCACGCCCGCCGAGATGCAGGTGGTGCAGCGTGTCGACCCGATCAAGATCGCGCGCGACACCGGCGGCGGGGCGTTTGATGCTGCCGTGGTCGGTCGGATCGACTACGCCACCGGCACTATCACCTTCCGGCCCGACACGACAGTCAACATCCCGTTCGCGCGCTACAGCGTGCAGCAGCTGGGCTGGACGGTGGAGGGCAACGAGCGCAAACCGGTCTACCGCAACACCTTCAGCCACTGGGAGTACAAGCCGGCCGGCGCAGCGATGCCCATCGATGAGTCGGGCTACGTCAAGGTGCGCTACCGCGCAGCAGACGCGGCGAACGCGGCAACCGAGACCGTGACGCTCGCCCAGCTGGAAGTCGACCTGACCGACCGCTACGCCGAAGCCATCGTGCCCGGCAGCCTCCGCTTCGGCCTGGGCGGCAAGGTCTACGTGGACCGGCTGGGCACGCTCGTCACCGACATCAACGCCAACACTGGGGCAGGCACTCAGGCCGGCACCATCGACTACGCCTCGGGCCGGGCGCTGCTCGCCGTCTGGCAGCCGGGCGCGGGCAACGTGGTGTCGATGCAGTCGCTGCTGACCGAACTCGGTGGACAGCCGGTCGACGAGGTGGTCTTCCGCGTGCCGGCGGCGCCGGTGCGGCCGGGGAGCCTGCAGATCCGCGCGGTACCGCTGACCGGCGGCCAGATCACGGCCACCGCCAACGCGGACGGCACCATCGCGGCAGCGGGCATGCTCGGCACGGTGGACTACCAGACCGGGGTGGTGCGCGTGCGCTTCGGCCGCTTCGTGCCCGCCGCTGGCCGGGAGGGCGAGATCTGGTACAGCGCCGATGCCGTGCGCGACGGCCAGATCTTCCAGCCGCTGCCGGTGCTGGCCGACACGTTGCGCTTCAACGCGGTGGCCTTCACGTACCTGCCGCTGTCGGCCGACGTGCTCGGGCTCGACCCGGTGCGCCTGCCGCTCGATGGGCGGGTGCCGATCTTCCGCACCGGGGACGTGGCCGTGGTGCACCACACCGCGACCACGCCGTTCCCCGACAACGCCCGCTCGGGCTTCCGGCTCGACGTGGGCCGCGTGCGCCTTGCAGCCCTGCGGGTGCTGGACGCCGAGGGGAAGCCGCTTGCGGCCGATGCTTATGCCTCCGACCTCGATGCCGGCACGGTGACGTTGCGGGCTTCCCCCTCCGGCATGGCTCTGCCGCTGGTGGCCGAACACCGCATCGAGGACATGGGCCTGATCTCGGATACCCAGATCAACGGTGTGCTGACACTCACCCGGCCGCTGACTCACGACTATCCCGCGCGCGACTCGCGGGTGTCGTCGGCACTGATCATCGGCGACCTGCAGGCCCGTGCCCACACGCTGTTCGCGCAGCAGACCTGGACGGGAGAGTGGAAGGACGTGCGCATCGGCGCCAACACCATCGCCCAGTACAACGAGACGGTGTACCCGGTCGAGGTCACCAATCGCGGTGCCATTGAGGAGCGCTGGGCGCTGATCTTTACCAACACCAACGAGTTCCGCGTGGTCGGCGAGTCGGTCGGGCAGATCGCCGTGGGCAACACCGCCACGGATCTCGCGCCGGTCAACCCAGAAACCCACGCCCCGTACTTCACGCTGCGCGCGGGGGCTGGGGCGCGGGCTGGGCCGCCGGCAACGTGCTGCGGCTGTCCACGGCCGCAGCCAACTTCCCCATCTGGATCGCGCGCACGACGCTGCAGGGGCCAGCCACGCAGACCAGCGACGCCTTCCAGATCCAGATTCGCGGCGACATCGATCGCTGAGCGGTTTTACAAGCGTATCTCCATGACCATCAAGTATTTCCAGTCCAACCAGACCGGCGCGCCGCAACTGAGCGGCCAGCGCGGGACCCTGATCGCCGTGCTCAACGCCTGTCTCGGTAACGGCTTCAACCTGCGCACGCTGACCGCGATCACCCGCGAGGGCACGGCGGCGACCGGCACGGCGGACGCGGGCCACGGCTTCCGCGAGGACGACATCGTGCTGATCGCGGGGGCCAACGAGGCGGCCTACAACGGCGAGCACCGCATCCGCAATGTGACCACCAACACGTTCCAGTTCGAGGTCGCGGCCGACGCGGCCGCGCGCGCCACCGGGATCCTCACCGCGAAGATCGCTCCACTGGGATGGGAGATGCCATTCTCGGGCGAGGACCGCGCGGTCTACCGGTCGCGCGACGTCACCAGCAACCGACTGTTCCTGCGCATCGACGAGACGCCGCTCGCAGGCGACGGCAACTACGGGCGCGGCCCGCGCACGGTGCTGGCGCAGATGTGGGAAGTGCTCAACGACGTCGACAACGGCAAGGGAAAGGCCGAGACGATGTGGCGCAAGGCACAGAACGACAACGCGACGACGCGCCCCTGGGTGCTGGTGGGCGACAGCAAACGCTTCTGGCTGATGGTGAACTGGAGCGAGAGCTACCCGAACCGCTACGCGCCGTACTTCTTTGGCGACTACCCGTCCTTCAAGGCGGGCGATGCCTACGACACGATGGTCGCTGGCTACTACGACCTGAACATCAATTGGGCCGAACCTTCCAGCAACCTCGTCACGGACAACGTCTACTCGGTCGGAACGGGTGTCGGTAACACGGGCATCTGGCTGGCGCGCGGGTATTCGCAGCTGGGTGGCCGCATCAACGCGCAGTGGGTCAGTGCTCCGGCGGGCGGTGGCAGCACGGGCCTCGGGGCGACCGCCGTGCCGTATCCGAACCCGGCGGACAACGGTATCTACGTGATGCCGCTGATGATTCAGGAGCAGACCGGTCCATCGCTGCGCGGCCGGCTGCCGGGCTTGCTGTGCCCGTTGCAGTCGATCCCCGCGCCGGAGCCCTGGAGGTTTCCCGGCTTCGTGATCGACGGCACGCAGCGCGAGCTGCTGGTCGTGGCCGGCGCGGCCAACAACGGCAACGCGCGCCTGGCTTTCGATCTGACCGGCCCGTGGGATTGATCCATGGCCGGAGAAATCCCACGGGTCGTCGGCCCGCCCAGCCGGGTGTCGCCCGGCGCCATCGCGGGTGCGCCCACGCGCCATGTTCTGCACAACGAGACGCCCGCGGTCGCGCGGAGCGACGCGGGACCACCAAGCCCGCAGGTGCCGGACGGCGTGGCACGCAGTGCGCCGGCCCCGCACGAGGGCGTCTCGCCGACGCGGCATGGTGAGCTGCCCGCCTCGCGTGCGCTCGAGTTCTGGGGCAACGGGCGCATCGAGGGGCGTGTGCGCATCGAGGGTGTGCCGGCTGCGCGCCGGGTGCGCTTGTTCGATGCACTGACGGGCCTGCTGGTCGCCGAGGCCTGGTCACGCAGCGATGGCTTCTACCGCTTTGACTATCTCGATACCGGCCGCGACTTCTTCGTGCTGGCGCATGACCACGTGCGCCAGTTCAACGCCGTCATCGCCGACTGGGTCCGTCCCGAGCCCACCGTTTATCCATGATCACCTTGTCCGTACCGGTCCGGAACAGCCGATTGGCCGTGATCGGCCAGGCGCTGGATGCCGGCGCCGCTGGCGGCCTGCTGCACCTGTACTCCGCGCCACGTCCCGACATCGGTCAGGCACTTGCCGAGCAGGTCCTGCTGGCCGAGGTCCGCCTGCCGCTGCCGTGCATGGGGAGCCTGGAGGGCGGCCGGTTCGTGTTCGCGCCGATCGGGCAGGCCCTGTGCCGCCGCTCCGGCATCGCCGCCTGGGCACGGCTGTCCGACAGCGACGGGCGCTGGGTGGCGGATCTGGATGCAGGGCTGCCGGAGAGCGGGGCGGAGGTCGAACTGTCGAAGCTGCAGGTCTTCGCCGGCGGCGCGGTCAACGTGGAACTGGCTGAACTGACCGAATAGCGCCGTGACCGTCGATCTTGAATTCCGGGGGACGTGGAAGCCTCCGAACGGCGGCGGTGCCGATCTCGACTTCGGGGACACGCGGCAAACGGTCCCAGAGGCGGCCAGCGCCACGGTCCGCCTCCGGTTGGGCCCGCCCAAGGCGCGCATCCGCGCGGCCTACGACAACCAGGTGAGCCGCAAGCTGGAATGCGGCGGCCGAGTGCCGTGGCAGCGTGCCCATCGCCAGGGTGCCGGCCTGCACGACGGCTGGGACGACAGTGCGCGCGACCGCAGCGCGGCGGCGGTGTCCTGGCAACCGTCCGTGACGCTGGCCGGCACGGTCCAGTCGGCCGGCGGCGACAACCAGCGCGCCCGCAGCGCCAGCCGCGCGCGGTGGCGGGGCGCGGAGCCCATTCCATCCTCAACGGCGGACCGCTTCAATCCGCTGGTACCGCAGCATGGCGTGCTCGGCTTGCCGTGGGGAGCGGGCATAGCCCTGTCGGGCACAGTGAGCAGCCCGTTCGTCTGGCTGGTGCCGCGTTCGCGCGGCCAGTCGCAGGCATGGCAGCCCGCTGTGCCGCTTGCCCTGCGCGAGGTGTTCAGGTTCTCGCCTGGACGCTGGCAATCGGGCCGGTGGTCACTGCCGTGGGAGATCGGCAGGCAGCCGCGCCCAGGCGAGTCGCACCTGCCGGTCGACCCTCCCGTGGTCGAGCCGGCACCCAGGTATCACCCCGATCTCGACTTCATCTGCCACGCGACCCGCCAGGGCCTCGCATGGCGCCCCGCGCTGCGGCTCGACTTCGGCGCCCACCCGTGCGGGCAGCCGGACGCCGGTGTCTTCAGCGTCCCCATCCTCAAGGTCTATTTTGTGAGCAACGCCGTCGATGTCGTGCGCCTGCCCGGCCGCGAGCCCATTCCCGTCAAGAGCCTTCAGCTGTCCATCGACGCGGACTCCTGGGCGTGGGGCTTCTCGGCCAGCCTGCCGTACCGGGCACTGGAACTGGTCGAGCCGACCGCATCCGGGCCGGTGGAGATCGAGATCACGATCAATGGCGTGACCTGGGTGATGCTGGTCGAGGGGTTCGACGTGCGGCGCGAGTTCGGCCAGGCGAGCCTCAACATCCGGGGCCGCTCGACGGCGGCGTATCTGGCCGAACCCTATGCGCCCAAGCGATCCTTCGTGCCGGCGGCTCCCTTCACCGCGCGCCAGCTGGCCGAGCAGGAGCTGACGCGCGCGGGGCTGGTGACCGGCTTCACGCTCGACTGGCGCTTGCCGGACTGGCTGGTGCCCGAGGGCAGTTGGGGCTACCAGTCGCTGAGTCCGATGGGGGTGATCGGCCGCATTGCTGAATCGGTCGGCGGCTACGTCAACGCCCATCCGCGGCTGCGGACGCTGGTGGCCAAGTCCCGGTATCCGGTGCTGCCCTGGAACTGGGCGGCCGAGGTTCCGGACCGGACGCTGCCCATCGACGTGGTCAAGACGCTGAACCTGCGCTGGCAGGAGAAGCCCACCTTCAACGCGGTGTACGTCTGTGGCGAGCGCCAGGGCGTCACCGGGCACGTGGTGCGCGCCGGTACGGCGGGCGATCTGGTCGCGCCGACGGTGGTCGATGGGCTGATCACCCACGCCGATGCCGCCCGTGAGCGGGGTCGCTCGATCCTGGCGGACGTCGGCCGGCAGGCGGTCGTCACGCTGGAGATGCCGATGCTCAGTTCGCTCGGCCTGCTCGATCCGGGCCTGCTGCTTGCCGTCGGCGAGGGCGGCAAGGACTGGCGTGGCCTGGTGCGTGCCACCAGCGTCGCCGCCGAGTGGAACGAATCCCTGACCGTGCGCCAGACCATCGAGGTTCAGCGCCACTACCTGTAGGAGCCCGCAATGCCCAACCTGTGGCGGCAGTTCGAGGACTTGCTGCCGGATGCCCCCTTGTTGGTCGGCACGGTGGTGACCCGTCACGACGACGGCACGGTCACCGTCCAACTGCTCGGCGGCGGACTCGTGCGTGCCACGGGTGCCGGTGAGCCAGACCAACGCCTGTTCGTACGCGGCACCGAGGTCGTCGGCCCCGCGCCGACGCTGCCGACCGTCGAGATCGAAATCTGAATCCCAACCTGTTTTTGCAACTGGAACCCGCCCTTGAGGCGGGTTTTGTTTTTTTTGGAGCACATCAATGAACGCACCGATGGTGGCCGACGGCATGGTGACCATGCCGCGGGCCGAATTCGAGGAATTGCTGGAGCGGGTCGCCGAGAGCGGCGCGCGGGCGGCACTGGCCGAGGTGGGCCTGGATGGCGAGAACGCCGCGAACGACATCCGCGAATTGCGGGGGCTGCTGGACGCCTTCAACGAGGCCAAGCGCACCGCCTGGCAAACCATGGTCCGGATGATCACGACTGGCCTGGTGCTGGCGCTGGTGGCCGGGGCGGTCATCAAGTTCGAGCTGTTCAAGGGGGCGCGATGATCGAGACGCTCCTGGGTGGTCTGCTGGGCGGGACTTTCCGCCTCGCCCCTGAAATCTTGAAGTGGCTCGACCGCAAGGGCGAGCGCGGCCACGAGCTCGCCATGCAGGATAAAGCGCTGGAGTTCGAGAAGCTGCGCGGCGCGCAGCGCATGGCCGAGATCGGTGCAAGCGCCGATGCGGCGTGGAACACAGGCGCCATCGAGGCACTGCGCGACTCCATCAGCGCGCAAGGCCAGACCTCCGGCGTGCCATGGGTTGATGCGCTGTCGATTAGCGTGAGGCCTGTGATCACGTACTGGTTCATGGGCCTGTACTGCGCGGCCAAGACCGCCGCGTTCGCGGGTGCGCTCACGGCCGGGGCAGGGTGGGGCGCAGCAACGGTGCAGGCGTGGACCGAAGCCGACCAGGCGCTGTGGGCCGGGGTGCTGAACTTCTGGTTCTTGGGTAGGGTATTCGATCGGGTGCGGTCGTGACGGTGGTGCCACAAGCGGCCGTCGCACTCGCCAAACACTTCGAGGGATTCCATCGGGTGGCGAGGGTCGACCCTACCCGGGCTCAGCCGTATGTCTGTCCTGCCGGGTTTTGGACAGTTGGCTACGGTCACCTTTGCGATCCGACGCACCCGCTCATCACGCAGGCCCAGGCCGAAGTCTATCTGGCGGCGGATCTCGTGACAGCGCTCAACGCGACGCTGCGCTACTGCCCCGTGCTCGCCGCCGAGCCCCAGGGCCGGCTCGCCGCCATTGTGGACTTCACCTTCAACCTGGGGCGGGGCGGTTGCAGACCTCGACTTTGCGGCGGCGGGTCAACCAGCGCGACTGGTCCGCTGCTGCAAGCGAGCTGCGCCGCTGGGTCTACGGTGGCGGCAAGGTGCTGCCGGGGCTGGCCGCACGTCGCGAGGCAGAAGTGGCTTTATTGCGATTGAACTGAGGTGACGCTTGGCTTCTGTGTTGAACAGCGCGTTCATGTCATCACACCAACCACACCGGAGTACAAAATGTCCAAGTCCATGCGATTCAAAGCCCCCGTGATCGACGACGTGCAGTCCAGCAATGTCGACGCCGTATTGCAGGAGCCGCTGCTCGATCTCTTTGGCTACGCCATGCGGTCGGTTGCTGTGACCCTGGCGCGCGAAGCACGCCTCCACACCGACGATTTCGAGACCAGCAGGTCGGCCGGCTGCGATGGCTTCACGCTGGCGATGCGGCAGGTCTTTCCCGGCAAGCGGCGGGATGCGTGGGTCGGCGTTTTCGAGCGGGGGAGCAACGGCTCGAAGTGCTTGGGCACCTTGAGTAAGTAACCGTGTGGCCGGGCTACCCCGGCCACGATTTTCTCTTCAAGCCATCGGATGCCGAGCGCTACAGCATCTTCTGTATGTCGCTCAATGCCTCATCCAGCTCGAGTTTGAGCGGCACCAGCAGGCAGTGCAGGCATCGACATTCCCAAGCACGGTCGCTCCACAACTCGAGCAGGTGCAGGATGCCGATGAGGCCAGTACTGACATTGAGCAGACGCGCGCACGCGTCTTCGGTCGTTGCGTAAATCTGCGCGCTCGCCGTATCCAGCTGACGCACTGTCGTTGCGACTGGCGTTTTGACACGCTTGCCGATCCGTCCTGCTTGTGCCGCGAGTTGGACGATCAATTGGCGTTGCCGGGCGAACGCAAGCATCTGCGGGGAGTGTGTCTGTTCACGCATGCATCGCCTCCGTTTGCTCAACGGGGGCAGGAAAGGCTCGGCCAGCGCCAAAAAATACAAGGCTGGGTAAGCGTAGGCAGATGGTGGTGGAGAAACTGATGGGAAAAGCTGGTTGCTCAGGACGAGCAAGGACATCAGGCATAGCGACCTCTGTGAGTGGTAGAGGCCCGCCGCTCATTCTCACATGAGGGTGGCGGGCCAGACGACGGAGGTGAGAAACCGGCACAGAGAACCGGCCAGCCCGAAGACTGCCCCGCCCGGCCCGCGATGCACATTGTAAGCGTGCATGCTTGCTACGGATAGGACGTCGGCCGGTCACCGCGCGTTGTTCAGAATCTCACCCCCGATCACCGTTGTTCGATGACGGCGACAGTCTTGGGGAACCCCGGAATAGAGTCAAGGTGAACGCACCAGGCGGGAAGCGGCGGTGCAGCAAGCGATTACCGTCGCAGACAAGAGCGTGCTGTATAGCCGCGACTGGTGGCGGTTCGGGGTCAGACTTCGACCACCTCGTAGCGGCGCTTGCGCCGGGTCTCGTCCCGAGTGATGCGCGACAGGTAGTAGCATTGCGCGCACCAGTGGCCAGCGATAATGCTCCGGGGAGTGGTATGCCAGCGATGTCCGCTCTGTAAGCTACTCGCCTGATTCGCTACGCACCCGCTCCCTTACCTGGCACTACCCTTTGACTCCATTTGTTGACATCTCGGCGAGGATGGGTTCGTGGCGGGCAATCAAGACGACGGCCACTGTGAGCTTGGCCATTCGTGATGCATTTGATGCGTGACATCTGCATGTTCAAACCACGCTTCACCTATCCCCACGGCGCGAACGTCTTTGGCTGGACAGCATCTGCCGGCGCCTGTAGTGATCGAACCAACCAGCAAGCTCGGGCAGCGCGAGCGTGTCGGCCGGGATCAGCTTGCTGATCTGATGGATGAAGAATTCATAAGATCAGATGTCCATTCTTTTCATTCCTATTTCATCGAATTTCACGATTTCGAGGGATGCCCTTCACATTGTGATTCGCTATGATCCTCCCCAAGTCTAAATAGGGGTGCCTACGGCCGGCAGACCGGCCGCCACGAAGCCACCCCGTACAACAAGACGTTCGGGGAGTTTCATCGATGCGCCAGCCGGTCACGGCCCGCGCACGCGCTGCGTTGGAGCAGCCGTGTGCCATTGCACAACAACACTGCGATCGCGCAGGTACCGCAGACACCGCCAGCCGGCACGACCGCGCCAGGCGCTCGTTCGTGGCACGGTCCATTGCTGCCGCCGTTGCGCTTATCAGCTGGCTCGGCCCGGTGCAGGTCTCCTGGCAGGCGGCCCGGCAGAGCGCCGCCACGATTGCACTGCACGGCACAACCGTCGATAGCCCATTCACATCGTGGCGCACCACAGGCCGCCTGCTGGTGCGCTGGGGCCTGCGGCAAGCGCAGGCTGGCGCCATCACCGATCCCACCGCGCCGATCCGCTTCACGCCCACCCTCACGCAGACCACGGGGCAGGGCGGGGGCGTACCGGTTGTGAACGTCACGACGCCGAACTCAAGCGGCCTGTCGTACAACCTGCTGCGCTCGCTGACGGTCGATGGCATCGGCCTGATCCTGAACAACAGCCTGGCCGGCGGCGGCACGCTCCTGGGCGGCAACGTCGGCGGTAACGCGAACCTGGCCACGTCGGGCCCGGCCTCGACCATCCTGACGCAGGTCACGGGCACCGATCCGATCCGCATCAACGGCACGGTGGAGGTGTTCGGCACGCCGGCCAGCGTGATCTTTTCCGCGCCAGCGGGCATCTATACGCAGGGCGCGGGGTTCACCAATACGCCACGGGTGACGCTGTCCAGCGGTACACCGCAGTTTCTGAACGGCAGCGGCGCAAACGTTTCATTCGACCAGGCCACCGCGGTGGGCTTCCTGGTCAATAGCGGGCGCATCCAGATCGACCCGGCGGCGGGCTCCACGGCCGGTGCGGGGATCGAGGGCACGGTCGGGGCGATCAACCTGATCGGCCAGACGGTGGGCGTCAATGCGCCGCTGTACGCGGGCAATCAGATCAACGTGATCGCGGGGAACCAGCAGGTCGTGCCGGTGGCGACGGGCACGGGCCGGGCGGGTTCCGACTGGCAGGTGAGCGGCGCGGGCGCCAATGCGGCGGCCAACAGCGCGAGCGCGCAGAACGGCCTGGCGATCGACGCGACGGCGTTCGGCGCGATGACGGCGGGGCAGATCAAGCTGATCTCGACGGCGCAGGGGCTGGGCGTGCGCGCCGCCGGCGACCTGGCGGCCAATACCAGCAACGTCAATATCGATGCCAATGGCGATGTCAGCGTCGGCAATGTGTACGGGCAGCAGACCGCCGGCATTACGACGACGGGGTCGGTGAGCACGAGCGGCGCCGTCCGAGCGCAGCAGGACGTGACGATTGGGGCGGGCGGCGACGTGACGCTTGGCGGTGCAGCGCAGGCGGGCAACAACGTGACGGTGAGCGCGGGCGGCAATGTTGCCGGATCGGGCGATCTGGCTGCGGCCAAGGCGCTGAACGTGAGCGCGGGCAAGAGCGTCAACCTGGGCGGCAACCTGAACGCGGCCAACATTGCCGTGACGGCGCAGGGTACGGGCGGTACGGGCGATCTCACGCTGGGTGGGAACGTGTCGTCTCCGAACACCATCCAGCTGAACGCGGCGCGCGACGCTTCCATTGCCGGTCCGCTGACCACGGGCGGCGATCTGCGATTGACGGCCGGCCGCGACATCGCGATCGGCGGCGCGGTGCAGAGCACGGGGGCATCGGTACTCGGCGCGGCCCGCGATCTCCATGTCGCCGGTACCGGTTCCGTCACGGCGGGCGCGACGACAACCGCGACGGCTGGCCGCAACCTGGGTGTGGACGGGACGGTTTCCTCCCGCGGCGATATCCGGCTCGATGCCATGGACGGTCAGGTGGCATCCACGGGGTCGCTCATTTCCGGTGGCGGCATCACGGCTACGGCTGGCGGTGCCAATGGGGACATCGCTCTGGGCGGCAAGGTCTCGGCGCCCGGCTCCGTGACGCTGGCCGCCGCGCGCAATGCGACGGTTGGCGGACAGCTCGTGACCGGGACTGACCTGACGATCGGGGCCAAGCAGGATGTTGCCGTTACGGGGGCGGTCCAGAGCGTGGGCGCGACGACGCTCACGGGTGGCCGGGACATCGGCATCGCGAGCACCGGCGCCGTCATTGCGGGGACCACGACAACGGCGGCCGCCGGCCGTCATCTCCTCCTCTTGGGCAGTACGGCCTCGGGTGGCGACACCCAGCTGACCGCGACGGGGGTGCTGGCGACTGCGGGTACCGTGCTTGCGGGCGGTAACGTCAGTGCGAGCGGGCAGGGCGGTGTCGCCCTGGGCGGCACGGTGTATGCCACGCGCGGCGTGACGGCGCAATCGGGCGGCGGAGCAATCGGTGTCACCGGCAGCGTCATCGCTCACGGCGGTAGCGCCGTGTTGACCGGGACGGATGTGACCGTCTCCGGCACGACGCAGTCCAGTGGGGATACGGCGCTGACCGCGACGCAGGGAAGCGTGGCCGTCGATGGTCAATCCGCTGCGGTGGGCAACCTGAATATCTCGGCCGCGCAGGACATTGCCGGTCAAGGCACCACCACCAGCGTCGGCAACACAACCCTTGCGGCGGGCCGCGATATTGCCCGCACGGGGGGCAGCCAGGCGGCGGGCAATCTGACCGCGACGGCCGGAAACCGTCTTGCCATGGCGGCACTGCCTGTGGTCGGCGGGGATGCCACCCTGAGCGGGGCGAGCGTCGCGCTGGGGGCCACCGGCAAGAGCAGCCAGATCAAGGGCACGCTCACCGCCACCGGGGCGCAAGGTGTCACGACGGCCGGCACCATCAACGCGGGGTCGGCGAAGCTGACCGGCGGTGCGGTCAACAATATCGGCACCGTCACGGCGTCGAACACGTTGACCGTCACCGGTTCCACCATCACCAACAGCGGCACGCTGGGCGGTGCGACAACCAGCGTGCACGGTACGGATGTGGCCAATGCCGGCCTGATCGGCGGCCAGACGGTCAGCGTCACGGCGGACAACACGCTCAGCAACCAGAACGGCACGCTGCTCGGTACCAAGTCGCTGGCCGTGGCCGCCAACACGCTGACGAGCAACCGCAACGGCGTGATGTTCGCCGGCAGCCCGTCCGGCACTACGGCCGGGCAAGGCGACCTGAGCGCCACGGTGTCGGGCGGGAACGGCAGTTTCAATAACGTGGGCGGCCAGATCCTGGCGGGCAACAACGCCACGATCAACCTGCGGAACCAGACCGTCGACGGCGCGAACCTCGGCACCATCAACGCCAACGGGGCGCTGACTTACAACGTCGGCGCTGTCGCCAACACCGGCGCATGGACCGTGGGCGGCAAGACCGCGACCATCAACGCGGCCAACGGCATCGCCAACACTGGCTCGATCCAGCACGCGGGCGATTTGACGCTGAGCACGCACGGTGCGGTGACCAACAACGGGCAGATCATCGCTGGCAACGACCTGGCGGTCGTGGGCGGCAGCATCAGCAACGCAGTTGGCGCGACGCTGCACGCCGATCATGATCTGTCGGTCACCGGTGCCACCACCAACCGGGGCACGGTCGAAGCGCTCAATGACGTCAAGATTGCCGGGGCCGGCTATGACAACGCCGGCGCACTGACTCAGGCCAACCGCGACCTCAACGTCAATGTGTCGGGCAACGTGCTGAACCAGGGGGCACGATCGGCGCGGGGCGCGATGTGAATCTGTCTGCCGGTCAGATCATCAACGATGCGACCGCGTCGGGTGGTGCCAGCACGACCGTGGTGACGGGGCAGGAGGTCAACCCGACGTACCTGTCGCGGATCGTGATCGGACAGAAGCAGGTGCTGATCTCGGTCGGGGGGACGGCAGACGATGGCCCCCAATACAGCCCATTCTATTTGCCGATCACGATCGGCGATCTGAAGCCTAGCGCCAGTGGCGTGATCTCGGCCTATCAGGCGATTGATATCTACACACCCAGCACTGGCGGAGGCGATAACGGTGCGTCCCCCAATCGATGGAACTGTGGCATTTTGGCGAGCCGCCCTCCACGACGGGGGCTGCACCGGCCGGCAAGATGGCACCGCTCATCACGCTGCCGACCGTCACCCGTACGGAAACGACCACGCAGGATGGGGTCGCCGGCGTCATCCAGGCTGGCCGCAACTTGGCGGTGACAGCCTCCACCCTGTCCAACAACGGCGGGCGGATCAGTGCAGCTGGCAATCTGAGCATGACGGTCGGCACGCTGAACAATGGCACCTCGGCGGGCGCGACCAAGACCATCACTGAGTCGATCGATCAGGCGACGCTGAATGCCTTCATGCGGCAACTGGCGACCCAGCTCGGCTGGAGCGCCTTCTACACGGGGCCGCTGGCCGTGCTCAGTGAAGGGTGTGGGTACCGCGATTGCAATCCGACCCAGGGACTGATTCAGCCGCATTGGATCTGGTTGAACTACACCTCCGACGGTACCGGCAGTGTGAACGGCTTCACCGCCACGCCGCCCGCCGCGCAGACGACTTTCCAGCAGGCCGCAGGCAAGCAAGGCGTCATCGCCGCCGGCGGCAACATCGACCTGACGCGGGTCGGCACGCTGAACAACGGCGGGCAGATCGCCGCCGCCGGCAACGTCGCGCTGGGCGGGTCGGTCAACAATGTCGGCCAACAGCTGGTCAATCGCACGACGTTGCCCGGCTGCGTCGGGAATCCCGCAACGTGTACCAACTCGGTCTCCAACGGCTTCTTCGGCGCTGCTGCCGCCGGGCCGTGGGACAGCCCGACGTACGACGTCATCGATCCCAAGCAGCAGGTCGCCAGCATCGTGGCGGGCGGCACGCTGACCGCCAACGCTGCCCAACTGACCAATCAGACCGGCACCATCACCGCGGCCGGGAATGTACAGATCACGGCGCCCACCGTCACCAACACGGGCGGGACGATCCAATCGAAGGCCGGTTCGGTCACGATCAATGCCGCCAATGGCCTGGTCAACCAGGCCGCACCGACGACCACGGTTCACCAGAGCCACGGCTCGGATGTCGCGCCATGCGGCAAGAGCGGCAGCGGCAACTGCGATACCGCTACCCAGACCGCCACCGGCGACGCCGGCATGATCCTCGCCGCGGGCGACCTGACGGTCAACGCCGGTTCGGTGCGCAACAACGGCGGCGCCATGGTGGCCGGCGGCAACAACACCATCACCACGGGCAGCTTTGATAACAGCCCGGTCTTCCTGCGCCAGTACTACCACTGGATGTTCCTGGACCAGGACAGCAACGCGAGCGATCGCTGGGGTTGCGACTCGGCAGGCGACATCTCCGGTTGCCAGCGGGCCTTTGGCGGCAACCTTCGCAACGGCACCAACGCCAATGCCGAGAACGCGCCCACCATCGGCGCGCTGAACTCATACGTGAGCGGCGGCAACCTGACCATCCGCTCGGGCGGCGCCATCGTCAACAGCGGCAACATCGAGGGCACGGCGATTTCGCTGTCGGGCGCGACGATCACCAACGGCATTACCAACCCGTCGATACAGACGCCGCCGTCCACCAGCGGTCGGCAGGTGGTGAGCCTGGGCCCGATCGGTACCGCCAATGCGCAGTTGCCGGTGACGGGGACGCCGGACACCTTCAGCGGTCCGACCACGGTTGTGCAGCAGGGCGTACCGAACCCGTCCAACCCGGGCACCGCGAATGGGCGCTGGCAGTTCAACCCCGTCGTCGTGACGACCCAGAGCGGCGGCGCGGTGGCATGGCATTTCAATACGCCGCTCGATGGCGCGGCGGTGAGCGCGCCGACGGCGTCCGGCTCCACGGCGCAATACCTGTCGAACAGCCCCGCCACGGCGGTGCTGGGCGGCGTCGGCCCGCAGACGCTGATCAACGCGCTGCCGGCCAATCTGCGCCCCGGCAGCACACCGTTCTACTACGACCCGCAAGCCGAGAACCAGCGCCTGGACCAGGCCGCCCTCGCGCAGACCGGCCGCACGAGCTTCATCAACGGCCTGACCTACGACAGCCAGAATCATTTGACGGTGGACGATCAGCAAAAGCTGATCCTGTACCAGAACGCCGTCGATTACGCGAAGGCGCACAGCGTCCAGTTGGGCCAGGCCCTGACGCCGGGCCAGCTGGCCGCGCTGGACAAGCCGATGCTGTGGTACGTGACGCAGCAGGTGCCGGATCCGAACTGCCTGAGCGGCGCGTGCCCGATGGTCAGCGCGCTGGTGCCGCAGGTGTACCTGCCGCAGGGTTACAGCGGGATCGAGCCGGGCGGCAGCATCGTCGCGAGCAAGTCGCTGGAGCTGCTGGCCGACAACCCGATCCGCAACACCGGCACGCTGGGCTCGTACGGCACGCTGACGAGCAACACGACCATCGTCAACGAGCAGCGCGCGGCGGAGATGACGGCGGCGTGGCAGCCGATCGAGGACGGCTGGGCGCGGACGACGGGGCAGCAGGGGCAGGCCAATAGCGGGTTCGTGTTTGCGGCCAATGCAGCGGGTATCGCGGGCAGATCCAGAACATCAATGGTGTCGTAG